AGTAGCTGTCAGAGTTCCAGATGCCGTGACATTGGAGAAGGAGACGTTGTTAGTGGCTCCGAGTTCTATGGCATTGCGGAAATTGGCGTTGTTGGTGTTGGTGAGGGCTGGAAGTGGAAGGCCGAGGTTGGTGCGGGTAACGGAGGCGTTGGTGGAGTTGTCGAACGTGATAGGAGTTCTTATTTCTAGCAGCGCAGCCTCGATTATAAAATTGTCGTCGTCTAGCTCTATAGATGCGTTAGTGGTTGTTGATTGCAAAAAGTCAGCAGTTATTCTGCTAAACGTCACATCATTCGTAGCCCCCAACCCAATCGCCGTGCGAAAATTTGTGACGTTGGTGTTGGTGAGGGCAGGAAGGGGTAGGCCGAAGTTGGTGCGAGATTCGGAGGCATTTGTTGTATTATCAAAGCTTATGGCATGAAAAAAAACTCCAGTCTCTATTTCATATTTTGGTGCCCCGCTCCAATAAATAGTAGTATTAGAAATAAGAATATCACTACTAATTTGTGCGCTTCCAAACGACACATTATTAGTAGTCCCCAATCCCAAATTCGTTCTGCTTGCCGCGGCATTGGCTGCTGCGTTGGTGCCCGAAAAATAGATAGGCTCAATGTAGGAAATGTTATCGGCCAACATCCATGCTCCACCGCGATACATCAATAGAACCGTCTCATCAAGCTGGTTAAGTGTAATAAGATTGGTTGCTGCGCCCAATTGCCTAATAGCCGTCACTGTATTGGTTGACTGGGCCAAGTGGGTAATAGTTGCTCTATCTCCTTCAAATGTGGTTGCGGGGTTGGTCGGAAGCGTCACAGTATTGGTAACTCCAGATACAGAAGGGGCAAGGCTGAACAGGAAAAGATTACGGCTATTTGTCGCGGCATTTGTGGATGTTCCAGTAACATTTGTTTGGTATTGGACAGTTGTGGAAATCGGGGCCGCTGTCCAGAAATTGGTCGGACTCACAACTTCTCCGTTGGTATTGACTAAAACTGGATTGGTATTAGTTCCAAATAGTGCTGTTTGGAACGTTGCGGCGTTTGTATTTGTTAGCCCGCTCCAAGGAAGGCTAATATTAGTCCTAAATGATGCGGCATTTGTGATAACAGACTGCAACGTAATACCACCTCCCGCCGTAACCGTAATGTTTTGAGCAGTAATTCCAGCAATTGTAAGAGTATTGGTTGTCCCTATTTCCAAAGCATTACGGAATCCTACAGCGTTTGTATTTGTTAATGCCGACCATCCAAGATTAAGATTGGTTCTTGCTGTTGCGGCGTTGGTGGTTCCCACAAATCCCGTCAATCCAGCAGCAGATCCATTAGTTGCCAGCTTGTCATCAAGCGAAGATTGAAGCCCAACTACATTTGACAAAACAAGATTTGTTAATCCAGACCCATTATTTCCAGCAAGCGTATTCAGGTTTGTAGATGCTGGCTGGAAGGCTAGTGCGGAATTAGTTGCCGCTGTATCCAAACCAATAGCCGTTCTAAAATCAGAAGCAGACAATGCTGTTGCGGTGTTGTCGGCGTTTAGCCTGAGAAATCTAATGGCGCTGGGATTTATTAGAGTCAACAATTCTGAACCGATAGCTGTTGCTCCTAAAGCTGTTCTGGCGCTGGCAGCGTTTGTGGCTCCAGTGCCACCATTAACCAAGGCAACTATCCCCGTGACATTTGTTGCCAAGGTTGCAGTTCCTGTGGTGGAAAGCTTTCCATCTAATGCGGTTTGCAGTCCTGTAATTTTAGAAATAGCCAAACTTGGCAAATCATCGGATTCAAGCAAACGAAACGCAGGAATTCCACCCCCATTAGGAGTGATTAATAGTTGGCGGGACGTTTGATTGTTAAGCGTTATAGCAAATGTTCCACTAGAAGCAATTGTCGCCGTGCTAACAGATAGAAAACTTGGAACAGTCATGCCCACAGATGTTACAGTTCCAAGATTTGTTCCAACTGAAAGAGAAGTTCTCATGTCTGCCGCCGTCAAAGAAGAAACTGAATTGTTGGCATTGATCCTAATAAATCTGGTGTCATCAGGGTTGGCCAATGTGAATAAATTAGCTCCAACAGTTGTTGCGCCAAACGCCGTTCTTGCGCCAGATGCGCTATTTGTTCCAGTGCCTCCGTTTGCGATGGAGACCACTCCAGTAACATTCGTAGCCGAAGGTGCCGTTCCTGTGATGTTAGAGGCCAGCGCCACTGTTCCAGTGATATTTGCTGCGGCAATATTAGTTAATGATCCACCGTTGTTTGCGGCAAGATTTGTCAGGACAGAAGATGAAGCCTGAAAGGCTGTAGATGGATTTGTTGCCGCCGTTCCAAGTTCAAGGGATGTTCTCGCGCCAGCGGCATTTGTAGCTCCAGTTCCGCCATTAGCCAAAGAAACAGTTCCGCTTACATTTGAAGCAAGGTTTACGGTTCCAACAACATTTCCAGCAATAATATTTGTTAAAGATCCGCCATTGTTTGCTGCCAAATTAGTTAAAGAAGAAGATGATGGTTGAAATGAAGTTGCCGCGCTTGTTGCCGCCGTGCCAAGGCCAAGCGCCAAACGAGCATCAGTCGCATTCGTTGTTCCAGTGCCGCCATTTAAAATAGAAACAACTCCAGTAACATTTGTAGCCAGTGCGGCAGTGCCAGTAATATTTGAAGCCAAGGCAACGGTGCCGCTAATATTTGATGCCGTAATATTGCTTAATCCTGAAGCGTTTCCGTTGGTTGCCAGCTTTGCATCAAGGCTGGACTGAAGATTGGCCACACCAGAAATAGGAATTCCAGTTAATGATGCACCATTATTGGTGGAAAGGTTTGTAAGATTGGTATTAGCTGGTTGAAATGCTGTAACCGCACTGGTTGCCGCCGTGCCAAGAGACAGTGTGGTTCTAGCCGCTTCAGCATTGGTGGCAGTAAACAGGGCATCACCGACTATGGTAGATCCCAAATTTTGCCTTGCATTAGAAGCATTGGTGGCTCCCGTACCACCAGAATTGATGGCAAGGGTACCGCCAATATTTGTGAGCGTTACGCTTGGAATATTGGATACTGGAATAACACCAACAAGATTTGTGGCTTGAAGATTGGACAATGCGCTACCATTTCCTGTAGCTAGATTAGAAAGCGCTGTAGACGAAGGTTGAAATGCTGATGCGGGATTTGTCGCTGCGGTTCCAAGTCCAAGTCCTGAACGAGCATTTGAAGCATCAGCACCCCAAAAATTAGTTGGCTGAACTACAGCATTGTTAGTTCCAACCAGAACGTTGCGAGTTTGTCCGAAGCCAGAAAAAACCAAGGCTCCACTGATAATAAGTGAGAGAATATATTTCATTTTACATTAGTCGCTTCCAGACTCTTTTGGTTCCTGTTTGGCTATCATAGTCATTGGGTCGGACTACGAATGGTAGATTTTCGGCGTCAGTGCCGTTGGCAAGTTGGTAGATGGCGGGAATTCCACCAATAACCAAAAAGATGACAATTCCAACAGCATAGGTTCCGCTAACTGTATTCAAGCTATCAAGGTTAGTTGAGCCACCGCCTTCCAAACCAGTAATTGAAGGTTCAACGCGAAGAATGTTAACGCTTGGGGTTTGGATCGGAGTCGAAGAAACACCGATAACGCTAGAAGACGGAATAGGAATACAGATCTTGCTCATTTAGCGGGTAACCTCTGGTGAAATGATAACATTGCCTTGCAGGATTCGGGTTGTGACGGCCCCGTTGTAAAGCTCAAGGTCATATACGGCTTTATCACATACCGAGAGTGATGCCGTGTCAGACGCCGAAATAAATAGCCTAATAGATCCTGTAGCTTCATTCAATACGATTCTACCATTACTTGTGGACAATTCAAGAATTAGTGCTTTGGATTCGGGCTTTGACCGAATATGAATCTTGGCGGTATAGCCCGTAAGATCCACTGGTGCAGATGGTTCTCCAGTCTCGTAAAACAGAGTCTGATTAAACGTGGCACCTTGGAATATACAAATATCCGCTTCGGCAATCGGTAGTTGAGCCATAAATGGCAAATAGAATCTACCAATTCTTCTTTATAGTCAAGGCTTGTTTGAGTTTTTTAAATGTCTCTTTGTTGATACGTTTCTTTTCCTCAATCGCCTCACTTCCAGCCATGGCTCCGAATACCTTGCGAGCCACAAATAATCCTACTGCAAACGAGTCAAATAAGTCGGGAGATTTTCCAATCCTCTTTTTCATATCGGTCTTGGACTCAATGATGATCTTGCGGGTTCGGCGCACATACTTTCTCTGGGTCATCTCCCATGCCAAGTCGGGCGTAATTCCCTTGAGTTGCTCGCATTCAAGGAAGTAGCGAGCAGCAAAGCACAGTTCTGAGGCCATGTTGTGGAACAATTCCTTGCCAACTTGCGGTTTTCCAGTGACTTCGTTTCTCATGGCGTATTGGGCACTAACAGGAAGGTCGGATGCTGCTCCTGCAAAACTCACTGCATGCCAACCCTTTAGGAGTTCTCGTTCTCCGATTGACCAGAAAATACCTCCAGCCGAAGCATCTACGCCCATCCACTGATTAGGAATTCCCAACTTGAGAGAGAGATCGTGGATTTGCTGGATCATCTCGTATTGGAAGTCCTCTTGTGATCCAGCCCTTCGGTTGAGGACATACTGCTTTTCGACAGCTATCGCCCACTTGCCACTAATAAGCCTGCCATACTTGAGGTGGGTAAACACGAACCTATCGCCGCCTTCGGTGTAGCTTGGGTCAATGCCAGCAATATCTTTCGGGGTTCCATCCCAGATCGGTTTGTCTAGCGCCCCGTGCCGAGCCAATAGGATATCAGAGACAATCGTGGAATCATCGGCATCAGCAGGGGGCCAAAATCCCCTAAACTTTCTCCAATACTGAGGATTAAGTTCTCCGAGTTCTTTTCGGGCCAAAGCCACATCGTTGGGCTTTGGTAGAAACGGATAGCGCAATCCCTTACCAGCATCGAAGGACTGTTGGTTCGGATTGTCGTTTTCTGAATCAAATCTGATACATACCCCCTCGATACCAGCCACCCGTATCTTCCAGTTCGGGGTTTGCTCATCCACACTCATCCACCCCTTGATGGGTTCACAGAACTTCCCATGGGGATCAAAGATGGATGACGGGTTACCAGCGCCGACAATATAGAGTTCTTGTGCGCCCTTAAATCCCCAGACAGCCTCATTGATTACCGAAGCCGAGCAATCTTGTAACTCGTCAATAATCAACACGATACGACGATTTTTCTTACCCTGAAGTCGCTTCTGGGCATCGTCTTTGTATTCATCGCCAGCCGCCAAAAGCATGATGGAGGATGCGTCACTCACTCCTGTTTCGGGATCAATAATAGCACCCTCCTCATCCGAAAGCTTGATGATGTCCATGGACTCAATGAGTCTTCCAGATGCTAATCCCATGTTTCGGGCTTCGCGGTACATCTTGACCAATGCCGCCCAGATACGCTGTTTGGCGTCAATTTTGGACGTAGAGACCACAATGGTCATCGTATTGATTGGGTCGCAGAACCAGTTAACCAGCGCAAACGCCGCCATTCCATAGGATTTACCAGAGTCGGTACCGCCAGCCAGACCCGTCACACTTCGGACAAATCGGTTTCCTGTGGCATCATCCACCTCATAGACTTGGTTGCAGAATGCCTGTGCGCTGAGTTCCGCCCACCTGTGCCATTGAAAGGTTGGCCAGATTGCCGAGACAACATTGCGATAATGACGAGCTTTGCCTAGTCCTCCTTCTTCGGGGGTAAGCCCTTGCAAGAAGGCGTCCATCTCAATGCGGATTGGCGTAATTGCCTGTCCGTCTTTGGGTAACCACAACCTCCCGTATTTCTCTATCCCTTGATCAACTGTTGCCATTTATGAAATTTATACTAAACTAATCCGAATGGAGAAAAAGCGCAAGAGCGGAGAGCGGGATTGGGATACGCCAGAAAACCGCATCAAAAAACAGAATGCATTTAGGCTCTACGCCGCTGGGAGAGGATTACCAGAGGTAATGAAAGCCTTGGAAACAAAGCATAAACCAACTCTGGAAAAGCTAATCTATAGCGAGAAGTGGGACGAATACGTCAAGGTATGGCAGGAAAATCCCGAAGCAGAAAACCTCTACCCTTGGGATAAAGAACGTCCCGTAGCCTTGGTTGCACCTCCTTCCAGAATGGAGGAGATGGACAAGAAGCGCAGAATGGAATGCATCAAGGGATTCTCCATGTACTGTTCGGGGCGCAGCCTGCGGGATATTGCCGAAGAACTGAAAGTAAGCGAGTCTACTGTTTGCTTGTGGCGGGATACCCAACGCTGGATTCAGTGTAGGGAGCGTTTGGTAAACGAACAATCTCCCGCTCCTTGGGAAGATGATGGGGTTCCTTCCGTGATGTCGGAAATAACGGCATCTCTTGAAACCATGAAGAAATCCATCAAGTTTTTAACTGGCAAGGTTCTGGTGAAAGCCGCTGATGCCGCGCAAGACCTAGACGGCATGGAAGCCCTTGGCATGATGAGAAACATCAAGCAGTTGGCAGAAGCCGCATCTATTAACTTCTCCGAGGGCAATAATCAGCAAAATGCAATTCAGATCAATATTGCCACCAAGCTGGAGTCGATGAAGATTCCCGAAAACAACACCTATGAAGCGGAGCTAATTATCAATGAGTGACGCGCCTAAATTTTGCTACGAGAGAAAAACGGATGTGCCGCCGCAGGGATGGTGGGTTAAATGCCCAATCGTTGACGAAAAAGTCCAAGGCGGAGATTACTGGGATATGGTAAAAAACTGCGAGAAGCTTTTGCTCTCCAGAGGAATAACGCCCCCAGTTGATCTTGTGTCACAAATAGACAACAACCTTTGTGACAGACTTGCTGGGAATACCAACTGCGTTCCGTGTTCAACAGCCAAGCAAACACTTGGATTCGGCGAAATTGTGCGGTGGGTAAAGGCAATGTACCACTTTGCCAAAGACAACAAATTTCAACTGGTTGATCAGGAAGAAGCGGAACGAAGGGCTAAAATATGTGCGTCTTGTCCGCAACAGATCCCCACTTCTGGATGTTGGGGTTGTAAAGGAATTGCTGGAATGTTGCCCCATATTGCGGGAGCAAAGACAACGCCTTATGACCAGCAACTTAAAGCCTGCGGGGTTTGCGGCTGCTACAATGCTGTCTCAGTCCATCTTCCAATTGATGCACAGGGCGGAGAAGGATTGAACTTCCCATCCCATTGCTGGAAGGCTACGCCACCTCAAATCGGGTAATTGCCTTGTTAAAGCTCATGTTGGCCACGCCTGTGGGGCCGTCACGATGCTTGCCGACAATAAACTCCATGGTGGGATTCTGCTCATGGTCTTGGGCGTCTTCGCTGTGAAGCATGATGACAATGTCTGAATCCTGTTCGATGGCTCCAGATCCCTTGAGGTCTGAAAGGCTTGGGCGTCCTCCGCGCTTGTCTGGGTCGCGGTTGAGTTGGGCCAACACCAGAACAGGAACCTTGAGGGTCTTGGCCAGATCCTTGATGCCGCCGCTAATCTCTTCCACCTCGCACACGCGATTGTCTTTTCCGCGCTTGCTATCGCCCTTGACCAACTGGAGGTAGTCAATGATGATGAGGTCTAGCGGGGTGCGCTGGTGGGCGCGGCGAGCAACCGCCTTGAGATAGCCGATAGATTTGGCCGAGCTATCATCGCAGATGATTTCGGATGCTTGGATTTCCTGCACGGCCCGTCCGAGAGATTGCTTTTGATGCGGGGTAACCCGACCAGATAGAATGTCAGCAGCACCCACACGCGCCCGCGAGCGGATCATGCGCTCCATGAGAGCAACGCTTGTCATCTCCAAAGAGAAGATCAAGACCCGTTTCTTCTGGTTAAGTGCCACGTTTTCGGCAATCTGAAGGGCGCTGGCCGTCTTGCCAACCGCTGGTCTCGCAGCCAAAACAACCATATCTCCACCACGCAAGCCAAACATGAGAAGATCATCCAGAGGCGTAATGCCTGTGCGAATGCCGATACAGGGTTTTCCTGCAATCGTAGATTCGATGTTCTGGGCAGCGCGATCCAAGGCGTTATTGATCGATAGCTTGCTACCGTCATCCATCTCGTAGTCAGCCCGCATGACGGTGGTCTCTGACCAGTTCTTAAGTTCTTCAATCTTTAGCTCGCGGTCTCTGGCTTTGTGAACCATGTCGTTGGCCAAATATTCCAGCGACCTTCTGTAGCGGGCTTCCTCCAGCTTGGGGTAGTAACGCTTCCAGTTGTTGTGGGCTACACACGAAGTTGCGACTTCTGTGATCTTCTGCTCACCACCTACAATATCGTACTCGTTGGCAGCTTCGATCTCCCCCTTGACGTTAATGATATCTGCCTGCATCCCCTTGGCGATACAGCGCATGACCGCCCGAAAGATGATCTTGTTCTCCTGAAGGTAGAAGTGATCTTCCTTTATGGATAAAAGAATCTCACGCTGATCCTCTGACGGGGCATGACAGAGGCAGGAAAGGATGGCGGTTTCGGCTGATGGTTCAAAGATGACTTCTTGCATAGGAAGCGTTAGACAGCCTCTTGGGCCGTTCGTTCACGCTTTTTTTGCAAAATCGCCATCATGGCCTCGCGCCTACGCTGGCGCTCTTTTTCGCTGATTTTTCTCTTTTTCTTCTTCAGCGTTTTTGGTATACTTTTTGTTTCGATGGGAGATTTTGTTACCTCTGTTTTTGCCTCTGTGGTTTCTTCGTTTGTAACAAAGTGGTTGATGGCCATGCGGTGGAGCGAGCCGTCCTTGCACCCGTGGATAACCACGGCTTGGCTAGAGATAATTCGGTCTGGGCAAGTAACTCCCTGAACCGCTTGGGCCTCTGGATCTGCGGCAAAGAATACAATCTTTCCGTCCTTCCATTGGTAGTTGACGCTTTTCCAGTAGGTTCGGATAAGCGGCGTGTCGCGGCCAATCTCCAAGAAGTTCCAACGGCATCGAACGTCCCAAGGCTCTGGAATGTTTCCTGAGTTCTTGTAGGCCAAGTTGTAGGTCGATAGCGATTGAGCCGAAGCGCAAAAGTCCAAGAAATTGGGAGGATAGACCGCGCTTCCCACAATCATCTTGTAAATGTTCCTTCCGTTGGAAGCCATTCCGCCTTCATAGAGGTGACCAATGATACCGACTTGTTTATGGTATTCGGCGTCGAGGTCATCAACCCACCCCTCTTTCATGGGGACGCAGTCTGGTTCCCAGAAGTAAAATGGAGTCTTGGTTGGGTACATCGCAGATGCCACATCGGCAAACATCTGGTTCGGGCCAAGTGGCCAACCATCAAATCCATCTTGGGCAATCAGGTGGTCAACTTCAGGAAAGCTTTTCTTTAGTTCATGGATGATATCAGAAACGCCAGATGTATCATTCTTGGTACATACTGTAGCCTTGTGGCGCATGTTAATCCCCATGGCTGTGATGGCCTTGGCAGACTCCATGGCTAGTTCGGCGTCCCCGTTATGGTAGGCAAAGACGATATTCATTGTGCGTCGAAGTTAAGGGGCCAGCTTGGATGGACTGGATCTTCCAAGCGGATGCGAACATTGTTGTATCCCTGTCCCGCCAGCTTTTCGGACTCAAGGGTCGCCTCTTCCTTGCTCAGTCCAGAGGCGTGAAGTTCCACAACCTTGTCTCCGTAGCACACGATGAATGTTTTGTCTTTAGTCATTTTTTCTTTTTCTTAGTTTCTGCTTGATTGATGTATTTGGTAAACTGTTCAGCGCAATCTCTGGCCATCTCGATTTCTGATTCTGGGTCGAAGAAGTAACCGCCACGTTCAGCGTAGAGTATTTCCATCGGCATGGGCCTCCCCCTACGAAATCTTGGGCCGATAACGAATGGAGAAACGGAGTCTTCATTGATTACCGTAAGAACTACTTTGAATCGGGCCATGGTGTCCAATACTTAATCACACGTTCAAGGATATGTCCAATCCCGCTCCATCCATGGTGGGGGTGGTAATGACAGGCCCACTTCAATGGAGGGTTTGACTCATCGTTTTTGATAAGGTAGATTCCCTCTGCATCGGGCTTTGTATCATTGTAATCGTTCCAAGTAATCATAGTAGGTATGACAAGAAAAACTTCACTTCGTTCAAAAACTCCACTTAAACGCAGCGGAAGGTTGCGGAGCGCATCCCCCAAACGCCAACGTGAATACAATGAGTATGCAAAGGTAAAGAAAGCTTACTTGGCACTGCATCCCGTATGCGAGAAATGCAAGAAGGCGAAGAGTCAGGACATCCATCATAAGGCTGGCAGGGTTGGTCGCTACCTTTGTGACTACAGTCTGTTTGCCGCGCTTTGTCGGGGTTGCCATGATTGGTGCCATCAGAATGGGCGAGAAGCCCGCAAGCAAGGATGGATCATTGATACATTTCATGCTCTTCAAGATCCCTCTCCAGAACCTTCATCAGTTCAATCTCATAGCCAAAGTCAGGCTCATACTGCCGAATAATTGGATTCCAGACCCTGCCTTTGGGGGCTGTCCAGTTACGGAAGGCATCAACGGCATTGACCCAGCTAGTCTCCAAGGGTGCGTTCCACTCATGTTCTGGTGGGAAGTTCCAAGGATAGGGGCGTGGCGGATAAGAAACACAACCACTTGCAATAAGTAGTGCGATTACTATCCCTGTTCTTTGAAATCGTAAAACCATAGCTCCTCCTCGCTTTCGCTAACCCAACGGCTTCCTGTGCTTTCACAGCTAAATTCTTGGCTAAACACCTTCCAGTCGGGCTTCTTGGGAAACTTCTTGGCGATAAACGAGCCTCCGTCCATCCATAGCACACGGTTGTTGGGTTGTAAAAAATATTGACCACCTTCTCCTGCAAACACATGACCACACTTATGCCCTGCTGCCATCTCCCCATAGCCAGAGGTATATTGCGGCCCCAAACACCAATCTAGCGTGAACATATACTTTGCCTCCTCAAAGCTTTTGTTTTTAAGCATGATGGATGCCGCCCTGTTCTTGCAGTAGTCCAAGATATTAACCGAGCAATAGTAGCTCATGGAGTCCCATAGCTGTATCCAGTCCAAGGGATAGAACGTTCCGCCAGTTTCATTGGTATGTATGTAATGAATTGGAACTCTGGCATGTTGACTTCCGTATTCCGTCATTACACTGAACATTCCGCATCTCTGGGGGATAGAAGTATAGGCAAACACTTCTACCAGTTGCCTTGGGCGAGAGATCTCTGGCTCCAAATCGTAAAAGAACCCTTCATCTACAAAAGCAAAGAAGGTGGGAATGTTGACGTTGAGATAGTTGCTCATTTGTTGGCAATTTCTTCAAGAAGCCTTGTTTGACGGCGAAGCTCGTAAAGTTGACGGCTGGCCGTGATCTCAGCACTCATGCGGGCATTTGACTCTGCCAACTCTGCATTGATGCGTTTTAACCTTGAAACATGTGTATTTTCCTTTGGTTTCGGACAGTCGATAGATGCGCTGATAACCTGTATCCGCCCCGAATTCAAATCATAAACCGTACCCGAAAGGGTGCCGTCTTGTGCCTGAATATTAGCTGTTAGTAGTAATACTATTAGTAGTAGTTTCATAAAGAGATTGGAAGCGGGGTGGCGCGACTTCATCGACCCCCCGATCTTTGAAGCTTCCGCATTTTCATGCCGAGTCTCCCCGCCTCCAAAAGTAGCGGAATGCAGACGCTGGGCCACGGCTACATTCCTCGCATGAGCATCGGAGTTGACATTACCCATCCTGCTCCTGCTAGAAATAATTTGCTGGGGACGAGGATGCATCCACTTTTCAGCGCACGGGTTCCCATGGTTACGGCTCCAGTGGGGTGTAGATTTTAGCTCTACACGGGCGGATAAACCTTGAAGACCTCCCGACCACGGAGTCCACCATACGGTGGCTCCAGTATTACTACGCTGCCCAGCATTTTCCTCATCGTTTATTCCCGCGCCATGGAGACGCGCATCGAAACGTTCGGAATTGCGGGATTTCAGGTCGCTTGCCCCCGTATTCACAGTGGCACCCTCAATGCATCCCGCAAAGTTGTTCATAGATACATAGACCATAGCCCCTTCGGGGCGTTCAATGTTTTTTCTTCTTTTTTCTTTGGGGGTATTCGGCGGGCTAAAGCCGTGCGCCCGCCTATATAGCGGCTCTCTTTCGCTTGAACCCCGAACGCCGCCGTCATTGGATTAATAATTCCTTGAGCTAGATCCGACCGATTGACCACACCTCGCCCCCGCAGGGGCAAAGGCATAGTCAAAATTGGATTCTCATTCCTATGAGTGAGTCCTCCGCTTTATTCCACAGATCACGATCTAGGCTCCGAAGCCGCTAATAGACCTTCAAACAATCGCAATCGACCTCCGAGGGTATTATCCCCCGCGCTTACCAGAGTTTCTCTGGATTCCCACGCCGCAATAAGATCAAGCAATGGGACGGATGGCTAACTGTGAGTACGGCGGTTTTACCCTTGCATACCTCGTCACAGGTTCTAGTGGCGTATGTCGCGCCCACTTTGCGCCGTCACTCGTCGTTGACAGCGCGACCCTACGAAATGTTCAAACAGGAGTCAATAAAAAAAGAAAAAGGGTGCGGCCCCGAAACAAAGTCAACGACATGACAGCGCATGGAACCGCACCCAGAACTATGCAAACGAACGCCAAAATAACTAAGAGTGGCTACCCTGTCAACAAGAGAGTAAGATCTTTTTGTGGACAAAGAATCCTACAAAGCCTACTTGAACACCCCCTATTGGCGGGAAGTAAGCCGACTTGTGAAGAAGCGGTTCGGCTGGAGGTGTGGGGTTTGCAATAGCCCGCTAGAACTTCAGGCCCACCACCGCACCTACGAACACCGAGGGGACGAACTCAACCATCTGGATGATCTGATCTGCCTGTGCAAGATCTGCCACAAATTGTTCCACAAGGAACAAAGGAAGTCTAAGCCCCGCAAAAGAAGAGCGCGGCTCCCGAAGAAACCGCGCCAAACTTCGACCACCCCAACTACTCGCTAAGAGAAAGCCCCATGGGCTTTTGTCATTGAGGTGGAACCTTTGCAAAGGTAGCGGGAGTGAGAATTGAACTCACATTACCCCAGCTTATGAGACTGGTTAGCCTACCAAGGCTTGTTCCCGCGATTTAAAAGAACTTGGTTGACGTATATTGAACAACAGCTAGGTTTAAGTGTCAATATATAATCATATGATCAACACATCTATTCTACCTACTGAAATTCAAGAAAACCCCGAAATTACCATTGGCGAACTGGCCGTAAAACACGGATCAAGCTACCATGCCATGGCTTCGGCGTTGAAACGGACTGGCATTCGGGCGAGGCGCAAGAAGACCACCAAGAGACGTTTGTCCAGTGGTGGAAGGGCGTTCAAGATTCTGGGTTTTATTATGAACAACCCTGAAACCAACTTCACTGCCGTTGCTGAAGTATTCAATTGTACCCGCGAGTATGTGAGCCAGATTGAAGCCATCGCCCGCCAAGAAGGAATCATCAAATGAAAACAAAAAAACTAAACAAAAAAGAACAGGTATTATGGGACGGAGCAATCCAATTAGCCAATAGTCCCAAAGAACTAATAAAGCTCTTCCAAGATGTTTCTGAATTATCTTGTAAAGCAAACGCAGAAAAAAATATGTGGGAAAGATGTGCGGAAAATCTCTACGAAGTAATGAAATCTGCTATTGAAAGCGGCGACTGGAAAGTTGATGGAGCCTGCGATCCAGACGTAGCGATGAAAGATTTCTTGAGCTTTAAACAAGGAAATCTTCCAGAATTGCGTTTTTGGGAACCAGAAATGGCGGAAGCGGTATGACTGTTGGACGAGTCTATTCCAACATCAACCCCGTCCATGCGGATGTGTTTGAAGTATTGTTACAGCAAAAAGAAAAGCAACTGGAGAAGGCCCGCCAAGCACTGATGATGTGCATTGCTCCTGACCCCGAAGCCGAAAGACTCAAAGAGGAAGTATTGCTTGAGCAATGAACACTGGTGGAACATATAACGGAAACGGAACAGATCTCATTTGCAAGTATTGCGGGCGACCAGTCCTTAAAGATATCGTGTGGGGAAATGCTGGAGCCTACCACCGCGAATGCACCGAACCACCGAAAACGCTGATGCAGGATATTATGAAACAGCACCAACCACCGAACTTCACCTATCCCTCACCAATCCCGTATCAACATGAACCCAAGACTTGGACTAAGCAATTTGAAGGAAACATCTGCCACACATGAAGGAAATCCCCGCAGGCTATGTGGAAGTAAGCAAAGGAGTCTATGAGCGAATCGATACAATCCAACGAACCTTTCTTAACCGTAAGAGTGCCAGCAGTAACGCCAAGCCTAAACGCGCTGTTCGCAATGAACCACTGGCGAAGGGCGGCAGCAAAAAAGAAAATACAGGACGCATTCACATCCGCCTTACGGCAAGAAGGAAACGACTTATTGACCCAGACAATCTCGTTTTCAAATACTTCATTGACTGCCTCCGCTATGCTGGAGCAATTCCAGATGACCGTGCGGAAGATGTCACTATTGAAACGAAGCAAGAAAAAACTCGTCAAAAAGAAGAGACGATTATAGAGTTGTTCCGTGAATCAAAAGCAGTTTGATGATGATCTAAAAGTCGCCTACGATGACACGGGTGTTCTGATGCCATTTCCAGAACAAGAAGAAGGCTTTTGCGACAATCCTATCAGAAGGCTGTTTGAACAAGTTGAGGAAACCGATGTCGAAGAAGAGTGACGATGGATCAGGCAACAATCAACTTTCTGGGGCGGTCTATTCTTAAATACCGCCAATTCAAGCTTTCGTTTGTTCCTCAAAAGTATCTCATCACGGGCAAGGCCACCTCTGTGGGGTGGGCAGATGATAAAGAACTTCGTATAGCCACCAAGCGGCCTGTATCCACATGGCTAGATGTTTTTGTCCATGAGACCTGTCACTTAGATCAACAACTCCAAAGACCTAAGTGGCATGATGTCAGGGAGGATGCCCTTGGGAAGCTGGATGAATGGCTTGCTGGTAAGAAGGTAGACTATGTGGATAAATACATACGCCTCGTTGTTGAACTGGAGTGGGATTGTGAGAAGAGATCCATTCGAAAACTTGCCCGCAACAAACTACCCGTAGATCTTAAACGCTATGCACAAATGGCCAACGCCTACATCTTGGGCTACCATTGGATGTTCAACAATCGCAAGTGGTGCAAGAAGAGCTACGAAACCACACGCATCTGGAGCCTGATGCCCGAAAAAATTATCCCTCTAAATACTGCGTTATTTCCCCCTAGCAAACTTACCGATCCGTACTATGATTGACCTAATGAATAACGGGCTCAATGGCAGTAGCGACTACATCCCATGTCCCGCCTGTTCACAGCTTGATAAAATCAAGCAGCTACTTTCTGAATACCAGACATTTACAGGCGAAAGCCCAATCATCTCAATTGACCTACTAATTTCGGAAGTCAAGATGTGGAGAGCCAAAGACTCCTACGAGCGGAAACTTAAAACCTCCATGATATCTAATATGGTCAAGAGTATGGAAAAACAAGGACTCCAAATCGATGAAAACAATTGAGTCCAAGTGGCAGGGGCGGTTTATCAAGTTGGCCGAGGAAGTCTCCACATGGAGTAAAGATCCATCGTCACAAGTTGGCGCTGTCATTGTCCGACCAGACCGAACCATAGCATCTGTGGGATTCAATGGCTTCCCAAGGGGTGTGGATGATAGCGAACACCGAATCACCAACAGAGAGGTTAAGCTTCTCTACACCATCCACGCCGAGATGAATGCCATCCTATCGGCCAAAGAGCCATTAACAGGATATTCCCTTTTTGTCTGGCCATTCCAACCATGTGCCCATTGTGCGGCGTCTATCATTCAATCGGGAATCAAGGATGTGTATTGCCCATTCAATGCCCATTTGGATAGCTACGAGCGTTGGTCTGAATCTTTCAAAGCCGCCCTCCAGATGTTTGACGAGGCCGATGTTAGGGTTATTTTCTCTTGACATTGAACGAGTTCCGACATTAAGTGTCTTACTTAACTATGAGCAATGGGCTTACAAGAGTCTTTGAGTGGTTTAGCGGATGGAGAGAATACTCTCAATTTGAACATGACCATGAGGGCTACATTACTGTTGAGCGAGTCGGAGAACACGGGTCTGCAATGTTTCTTTGGAGGGTTGACAAAGATCCCGTTCACCTCGATTGTATGTACATGGACGGGAAAACTTTCGTCCGATTCAGCAACAACCACCATTAATTTATGGAAGAAAACAAAAACCAACAACGACTACAAATCGCCACGCAAATTGCCCAAGGGCTTCTTGCTTCACAAAATCCCGAAAAAGGATGGAACCTTGATACTCTTTCCATTCTGGCACTTAAAATTGCAGACAATCTTGTGCATTTTAACGAAATGGAAAAGCTCCCAGAGCTTATCACTGCTGGCAAAAAAGAAGAGTAATTTATGAGCGAAGAAACAAAACAGGAAAAACCATCCGAAGAACTTACCAAGCGCGTTAACGGCGCTTATGTAGCCAAGGATTACACGCTGCTTAACGGCGGCACCGACAACATCGTAATGATTCAAGGAGAGCGCGAAGGCGTTGATCCCGTGGACGTTCTCCTCACCTATGAGGGAATGGAAGAAGTTGTGGCATCCCTCAAGGAATCCACCACGCCGAAACAAGAAGAAGTCAAAGAAGAATCTTCTGATGACTAGCATCTGGCTGATAGGTGCGGTAGGTATCTGCTATGGTATTGTCTCTCTAGAGCAGGCTGTGCGCGGAAACTACGCCCTGTCAGTCATCTGGGGAGGATATTGTTTCTCCCAATGGGGACTACTTTGGATCACGCTTTACGGAACCAAGTAATTCTGGCATAATTCCAGCTTCGTTCTTTTACAGAAAGGAGGTGGAAAGGAATTGAACAACTACTACACTAATGAATTCGGTATTGTCTACGGCCCCTATGGGGGGATTGGCTACGCCCCGCGACTCAAAACGAAGCAGGATAAACCCAACTGTTTCGGTTTGTGCCGCTGGTTTGCGTATCTCTTTCTGTAGACAACGGGTTCAAACTACAGAAACAAAGGGAGGGGGCAATTAGCCTCCTCCCTATTTATTTTATGGAAGCTATAGGATCTATCTACGCAATGCTGGCCTGTTTGTTTATCGGCTGGTGGAAAGTTACGGGCAAGCATCTTGACTGATGGTTGACTAATTATCTCAATGGTTGACTCATTTGTGGCTATTGTTTTTTGGGGGGCTATGCTTATCGTGGCCCTCAAGGTCATCAAAGACCGCATTAAACCTGAATAACAATGAAGCTAACCACAATAGTTGCAGCCTCTATCCTAGCGATAATCTTTTGGGGAACATTCTCCTATGGCATCTATGCCCTCCTATACTGGGAATAAGCTAGAGAGGTGGATCAAAACCCGATCTGAGGACGAAGTTAAAGTAATGAACTTCCTCCAAGAATACGGGGTGGTGAGCGATAATGCTGTCTGGGCCAAGGATGTGGGGAATGATGGAAAGGCCATGCGGTGTATGGCGATAAACTTTGAACGCTTCAAAACCTACGCTGTCTAATATCGCAATGGACACATGCTACGACACTGGTAGAAAGGCTGAGTATTGCTTTGCCCGCCATCTTGACAGCCCGCGATTCTCCACCCCCCAAGAGGACATAGAAGAGCATTGGGATGTAGTGAGTAATAATTTAAAATACGATGTTAAGGCGATGAAAAAGTGGAATCGGGCCGACCCCGAACCCACAGATCGTATGCACTACATCGAACTACGCAACGTCAACGGAGATCTGGGCTGGCTTTACGGAGAAGCAGACTACATCGTCTTTGAGACCCGCGCCCACTGGATAGTGGTCAAACGCCGCACCCTCATGCCTTTTATCGAAGGATTGACAGAAAATAGTGAACAAAGCTTGAAACCCGCTGTCTATAGACTTTACCAACGCAATGGTAGAAAAGATCTGATGACCGTAGTGCCTACAGTAGACCTACTGGCCATTAGTGAAGAGATAATAAAGAAATAAAATAACTATGAATAACCAACAAAAAGACAATTCGGGAGCCTTATTCCCGAACAAAAGCGACAACCCCAAAGCCCCGACCCACAAGGGTAAGGTGATGGTCAATGGAGTCCTCCTCGACGTTGCGGGCTGGAAACAGAAGTCCCAAAAGGGAGTGGACTACGTCAGCCTTAAGTTCTCTCCTCCTTACAAGAAGGAAGAAGAAGTAGACGAGGCATTCTAATTTAGGGTGTCAGCCCATGGGGTGGGGGGTAATTCGACCTATCTCCCGCCCCAATCCTTCACATGAATACAACAATTGCACAGCTTAACGACGATCTGGCCCACGCCGAAGCTACGTTAAGATCTCTGTTGGAATCCACCCGCGACTGGATGGATAGCGACATCAAGGAGTCTGGAGAAGACTTCGTTAAGGGGCTGCAACGCCGAATCATAGACCGCCACCCCCAACTAGGGTGGGTTATTGACCCATTGGAGTTCTAATGGCTGGCAAGGGAGACAAACCAAGGAAAGTAAATGGCCCGAAGTATCGGGACAACTACGACTCCATCAAGTGGGGGAAGAAAAAAACAGTTGACACAAAGAAGCCCGAACCCAAATGAGCAAAAACCTCCACCTCCATAGAGACAGACTAAGCGGCAAAAACGTACCATTACCCCAAAACAGAGTGCCCATGGACAAAATGAACAAACTCTTAAAGCAAGGAAGGCTACTTCCCATCTACAACGCCGTAGGAGAAACCTTGTGCCTCGTTGGCTATCGACGCAAGCCAACCAGCAGAAAAGCCCACCAGCGGCCCTTTATGCTCAAACAGCCCATACCCTTGGGCCCAATCGAGACCAACCCCGAAACAGAATGACCACAGTAGAAGCAGACAGGCTCCTAAAGGAAAGAGAAGAAAGCGTAGTATTCGCAGACGGCCTAGAAGAAGCCTTTATTGGAATAGGCTATCAGTTCAATGACCCCATAGCCATCTACTCCAAGTCCAAAGCCATCCAATGCTTCATTAAGGAGGGCATGAACGAGGAGCAAGCCTACGAATACTTCGACTACAACGTGGCTGGAGCCTATGTCGGGGGGGCTACCCCAATCTTCCTAGAAGATGGTGATTGAGTACAAAATGTGAAATAGTTCAATTTTGGCTTGAATAAACCCCTGTAGTTAACAGTCAAATCCCGAAATATGAAAGTCTCCATACGCACAGCATATAGGATAGTCAAGAAGACCGAAGACCCCGAAGTCCCCATCTTCATCCCCCAATACCAAGAAGAGGGAAGCGAAGACTGGTACAGCTTCAAAGTTCCTATCAATGGAAGAAGCGGGGGTTATAATACCATCTACTTCTACACGTTTTTAAAAGCTAGAAGATACATAGACCACCAAAAGGCCACACAAGACATTATTATTCATTATGATGATGAATATGGGGAATGGGTGGAAAACCCATCCTAGGCCCATTTAAACGCAAATAATCCCCATTTACGGGGCCATATGTCGATAAAAACGGAATCCTTATACACATTCCCCCCAATATGTATAAGCCATAGACATATTAAAGGATAGGGCCCATTCCTTTAATAGCGCAACCCGTTATAAAACCAGCCCCGAATTTATAACAGAGAAAAATATTTAAGACTGGGTTCGCCTTAAATAAGGGGGTAGAGGGTTCTCCAGAAAGAGAAGAGACGGGGGTGGGGGTGATGTACAGTCATTCGATTGTATAATGCATACAACGCTACGCTCTACCGCCCCTATATAAGGGCGGATAGCGCGATAGCGTCCACGCTATACCACGCTCAAATAGCGTCCCATAGCGTTGTAGCGTTCATTACAAATTATTACTTGACGGGTTACTTTTGCACAGAAAATTTTCGAGAGGGGGTATTTCAGGATAAAGGTATGTCCGCCAGCGAAGGGTGGGGGGTGGGACGGGTGTGGTGGGGGGGCAATTGCTGGGCCTGTGAGGCTCTGGGAGGGCTCCGTGCCTGCTATCCCCTGACCGCGCCCCGCTTCCCCATCATCTCCTCCCGCAGGACTGTTCTACACTGTGCCCCCCCTTGCCCGCGCTTCCCCTCTGTGGCGCTTCCGTCCTTTCCCCGCCCCTCTGTGGGCTCGCCCCCTCTATCCGCCCCCCTGTGGGCGTATGGGCCCGCCGCCCCCCTATACCGCCCCTCTCCACCCTGCCCCCTGTGGGCTCCCCCGCCTCTGTGAGTATGACCACCGCACCCCGCCCCTTCTCTGTTCCTGTGGCATCCTCGCGCCATTGGATGGCATAGGACATCAATGTCTTACCCCTCCCTTCCCGCACTGTGGCAATGGTGGATCTGGCAGGATCTGTGCCAACCTGTGGAAATGATGGGAAATATATTTTCCCCCGATGATGATTTATTTGAAAATATTACTTGCCTTGGTTCTGTGGTTCGCTACCTTTGTCCTTGGTTATGAATAAATCATACTTCACCCAACAGGAGGACGGCTCGTTTCGTCCTATCACCTTCAATCAATCCAACCTGTCCGACATCATCGCGGACGTTATCGGCCAAGAATTCAAGTCTGCTCTGGCGGATAAGGTTCGCGGTCTCATCGATTCGGTGGATCTTGGCAATCGTATCGAATCCGCCCTCGATGGGGTTGACCTCGATGACATTGCAGAAGAAGCAGTGCGCGATGAAATCAACAATCGTGTGGAAAACTTGGATATCTCGGTTGATGTCTCAATCTAATCCCATGACTGCTATCATTGCACACGAAGCAACAGGAACCATCTGCCGCTTGTCGGAGGATCACGATTCCACCCCAACAGCAACGTGGGTTGAAAGATTCAAAGGCAATTGCTGGCAGTGGGAAAGCATGACCTCCCAGCCTTTCGCGGAGATTGTGAAAGAGTATAACGAGAAAGGTTATATCTGCTTGGCAGTTGAGAAGTAAGCACGGGGGGATGCTTCGGCGTCCCTCCCTCTTAACCCTTAACCACACTACCATGATCGAAATAACTACACTCCAAACCCTGCTGGAACTTGCCATGATGCTCTTTCTCGGTGCGCTGGCCTTAATCCTCTGGGAGTAATCACCATGTACCTGATCCATCAAACCGACAAGATAGCGGTCATTGCTACCGCGAATAGCACTAACAGGAAAACTGGCAAATCTGTTCAGCTATGGATCCTCGACGCCACCATGCATCCGCACGAATCAAGGCAATCGGGCCATGACGCAGAGAACCAGTGCGCGGGATGTCCCTTTGCTTCTGGCAATGGGTGCTACGTCTCGCCTAATGCTTTGGGCTCGATCTGGAGAAAATACCAGCGCGGCGGATATCCTGCTTTGATAATGGGTTCCCATGAGTGGAACCAATTTTTCTCTGTCGATTACGTCCGCTTTGGAGCGTATGGCAATCCCTCTCTTATCCCTCTGGAAATGGTCAAGGACATTGCCAGCAAAGCCCAGAAGATCACTGGTTACTTCCATGATTGGCACATGATGCCTATTGATTCGGCCAAAGCCTATGGCAACTTCTTTATGGCATCCTGCGAGCCAGACAACTATGGCAAGGCTCAATCCCTTGGCCTGCGAACGTTCACAGTAGTATCTGATGCCCTACCATCTGCTGGGATTGAATGCCTTGCAGATGCCAAAGGGATGACTTGCAAGCAGTGCGGACTATGTGACGGCAACAGACGCACGGCAAACCGAGCCAAACCCCTTCCCAATATTTTCATCACTGCACATGGTTACCAAGTGGCAAAAGCCAAAGCTATGGCAATGGTGAACTAACCCAAACCAATAACATAACATGACAACATTAAATCAACCTGTTAAGCGTAGCCTGTCCACCATTGCCCAAGAGATCAGAAAAGACTGGGGTGCAAAGGTCAACTTTGCGGCCAAGCCCTATCTGTCTGCTATGATGGGTCTCGACTCGATCAATGACCAGTATGGGTATGATGATGCGCGGAGCATTGTCCTGTATTTCCTCTCCAATGCCTCCTCATGGCGGGGCGAGAATGCTAAACGCATCAAAGCGGAGCTAAAGACTTTGGTGAAGAGGTAACCACAAGGGGAGAGGGTAGCAATATCCTCTCCCCTTTTTCCGCTCAAAATATTTGAAATTTTTACTTGCCCACAACACCTAACCCGATACCATCCAAGTCGAAAGGAGTCAGAAGGAACACCATGAAAACAGAACAAACCACCATCGATATCACACCAACTTGGGAGGCATGCGTCCGCATCTATTGCGCGGTGCTGCGTAATCCCGATGCAAGTCAGGAAGCAGTGAGTCAGGCGGAGGATGAATTGCTCCGCCTTGGCAAGCACGTTGACAGTCTTCAATCAAAGTAAATTCTATGACCAAGCCTGTTCGCATGATTGAAGAGACGCGCAAAGCCTCGGAGTTAGTCAATGGTTTGCAGGATGTTCTGGAGCAATGGGATTTGAACTATGGTCTAATCCCTCATCCCGAACGCGCAAAGCTTGACTCACTATGTAAAACCCTCATTAGCCTACACAACGATTTGTTGGATGCGGCTTATGAGATGGAAGAAGAAAACACAACCACCACCACTCACTAAACCTATGGAAACCACAATCACAAGAAAACCTGTTGGATTCAAAGTAACCACACCAAGTGAAAACGGGCAAGGGGATTCCGCCTTGCAAGATCTATTCTTTGAAGCAATGAAGATTGCTGGTGCGGCGATTGCCTTGGCCGAAGATTATTCGGGAGGCGAGTCAGAAACCGCACAATATCTATCGAAAGAATACGATAAACTGAATCTCAAATTCGATAAAGCGATTGATAAGCGTAATGCCATGCATAATGCCATCGTTTACTCCAAAGTTTCCAAATAAAAATAGGACAATGAAAAAGCCTGAAACGTTCAAAATAATCACAGAAACAAACATCCCTTCCGAACGTGTGGCAGATCTCCTCTGCTGTGCCTTTGAGGGTGGGAGTAATTACTGGGCAACTGTCAAAGAAAAGCGCTCGCCACTGGAATTCAATTTCCGATACATGGCAGATCTCTTCGAGAAACCCTGTTCTTATACCGATTACCCCTTGAATCGCGGAGGATTGCTTATGGTCGGAGATATTGAGGGAGATATGCCAGACGCACTGTTAGACTTGGGGACTATCCGAAATGGCTTGCAAGTCATGGCGTATAAATACCCTAAACACTGGCATGATTTCATCAACGACAACGAAGATGCCACCACAGGGGATGTATTCCTGCAATGCTGTCTCTATGGGGAGGTCGTATTCGGATGAGCAACGAACTAATCCGCCCGAAAAACGTGAGGCAATACCTCTTGGATTATGCTTCCAAGACTCGCCACCACAAATTCACCCAAGTCAGTCCAGACACTATTGACAGAATAGAAGCGGCGGCGAGAGCCGCATGCAAAACAATCGTAACTTCAGCACCATCGAAAGGAAAAACACTATGACCGAAAAAGACGAAATGCACCTTCTCCATCTGGAGGACAAATACGATGTGTCCTTTGAGGCACTACCAGAAGACATTAGAGTCAGAGGGAATGCTTTGGCATCTGGAGATGATGAATTAGACAGAGAGGCAGAAGATGAAATTATCTCTCGACTTGAGTCTGGGGATATCTTCGCATGGTTCACTGCCAAAGTAACTGTGCGTGATGACAAGGGAAACGAAGCAACGGATTACCTCGGATGCTGCAACTATCGTGACGAAGATGATTTCCGCATGGGCGGCTATTATCTCGACATGGTGGAAGAATGCGTTCGCCAACTAAACCTCGCAGAATAAACCACATGAAAACCAAAGATCTAATCAAGCAACTGTCGGAATTTGATCCGAACTCGGAGGTATTTGTTCAGAACGACAACTACCAGCAATTCAATCTGGAGGTTAAAGGATATACCAAGCCCGTGCTGGTTATCTTTCCAAAGGAGTCAGAAGAATGAATCACTTCCCCTTGGTTGCCCACTTCTTCTCTCCCGCTCTGCGTCTGGCACCCTTGCCTTTGCGGTCTGGACGATTACGCAGTGCTTCAAAGCGGATTGCTGCCTTCTCCTGCCAAGTCAGTGGGATCTTGGGAATCGGCTTGTCTGGTTGCGGGGCGGGAGCCTCGCCGTCAGACGGAGGGAAATCGTGAATCGACCAAGAAGATCTCATTATGTTTAAAGACGCACTCGGTAACACACACTTTGAAATCTGGCAAGGAATTAAGATCAATGGACGCACCTTCCAATCCGAAGCACTATACGAATTGTCTAAAGAATTCGGGGATGCAGAGATATTGGACGCCTGTATGCGTTTAGGATGTTTGCCATATGCTGCTGATTTACAAGCAATTAAAGAAGAATGTGAACGAATCGAAAACAGCTTTGTCTAACCAATACACACACCATGAAAACCATAGTCAAAGACGATAGAACAGAAGAACAAAAGACCACCCATGTTTGGGCGGTAGTAGCCAATGATCGGGCCATGAGTAACTGGGGAATCGCCAAAGGCGGAACCTCCAGAGTCGCATGGGCTTGTCAATCCCACAGGGATGCCTCCAAGGTATTCGATTGGGTCAAGAGTCGCAGTGAGATGAAGTATGTCTCAATCGTTGATCTGCGAAACTACACGCCACCCAAAACTGACGCACACTTCCATGTGTATGTCTGTGATGGGGATCATATCGCACTGCAAGACAATGAGTAAGGAACAGGTCAAACTTTTCCAAGACTTGTGGCATGACCTCATGCTGCTTGTCCGCAAACCCAAACAACCTTCGCTTCTGGCGGAGGGAATCTCATGGTGCAGCAATGTTCCTTGGGTTCCTCGTCTGGAAGCATACCAACAAACGGAGGATTGGATCTCCATCAAACACACAAACCATGAAAACACACTCGGCTAAATTCGGAAATATTGAACTGGATTATTCACTAATCGATAACGTTGAAGAATACATAGATGTTGATATCTATGCTGTCCTTTCGAATAACGAAGAGTACCTCGTTAGAGTCTATAAATACAATGGTGAGGGAGATATCGTAGATCCCTCCTATCGTTATTCAAAAAATAGAACTGATGCATTTTCGAATAGAAATGTTAAGCCCCCCGAAGAAGTTAAGAATGCCATCAATTCTATAATGCCACATATTACGGAGATTATTCTTAAAGAAGAAGAAGCGAGGAAATAAAAATGATACATCGTCACATAACTAAAGCTGGGCTCAACGCCGAAAAGCGTTGCAGGGGAAGGGTCACAATCTGGAACGACTCAAGTAATATTGAGCTAACTATGAGTGTGGCAGAATGCAAGAAACTGGAGCGCCAATACTTCATCGATATTGAAGATATTATCTCCAATGACTTGATGGGTAAACTCTTGGAGCATTTCCGCGATCTCGGTCAACTCTACGATCAGGAAGATCTTTGCTTGGTATAACAAAATGAAAACAATAGATCCAAACAACATCACAGACTTCCAGCGCACAGATGCTGAACTGGAATCATTCATGGTCTTCGCCATCGCAGTCGCGGGGAAGAAGGCATCCATGACGGCAGACCTTGTGGGCAAGGTTCTGGGACAAGCAAAGCCAGACGAGAGTCCTTTTGAATATCTCAAGCAGATTCCCTTGGAGGATCATCTGCGGTTCTGGAAGGTCGGACAGTATAGGCGTATCCTCCCCGCTTTGCTGGGAGTGATGAAACTAAATCTCCGCACTTGCACCATGGGAGACCTCCTCAAGGTTCACGGAATCGGGCCAAAGACAGCAAACTTCTTCTTGCTCCATTCCCGCCCGAACCATGAGGGGGCAGTGTTGGATACCCATATTCTTCGCTGGATGCGGGAGGTTCATGGAGTCAAAACTCCCAAGCAAACACCCAGTGGCAAACGCTATGACCAGTTGGAGAAACAGGCAAGGGAGCTTATCGCTTCGTCCTTTCCCCATCTTTGTCTGGCGGATGCCGATCTATTCATTTGGAAAATGATGAGCAACAATGAGTAAGGTCATACTCAACATAGCAGGGGAGAGAATTCCAGTGCTGTTCGACGGCACAAGGGTTACTTCTCCAGACTTCCCAGATATCGAAATGGAATTCTTTGCCCAGTGTGGGCACAGGATTAGCCAGCAAATGCTGGTTGATGTTTGCAAACAGAAACTTGCCGCCCAATAGTGAAAACCTACCACACAGCAAAAGCGGCACAGGCAGACCAGTCAGAAGTGGCGGTCATCTACAACGAGTCCAATACCTCACAACTTTCCATCACCATGGAGGAAATAGAAGAATACGAGGCACATAGCGGATTCGGGGTTGAGGATGTTACGCCCGATTGGATTCTGTTTGATATACTGATGTGGTGCAAAGACATAAAATAAAACACACAACAATGACTGCCACACTAAAAGAAAATCAGATCAAGGGTATACCAGCAGGAACCTACTGGTTCTTGGGCGACCATGCCATCCGCATGGTAAACAAATCGGTACTGTCGGACGATTCCTATAAGTTGCCGAACGAATTCCTACAAAAACTAATAAACAAATCCAAATGAACAACCATACCTGTAGCTACAAAGTCGGCTTCGATAGAGAAATTCAAGTCTCTGGGGAATCGTTTTACGTCAATCTGGATGCTTCTGTGGAATTCGACAACGAGGCGGAGGCCAAGAATGTTGAGATCACCGAATGCATTATTGAAAACGACAAGGGAGAAACCCTGTCTTGGGATCTGGAGGGCAGACAACTTGAAAGAGTTGTTGTGAATAACTATCCAGACTTAACATCTGCCATAGATAATACCCTGTGGGCAGAAATCGAAACGTATGCTTCGGACAACTATAGCGACATCGCTAAAGACATTGACGAAGATTACGAAATGGCAAGGGCCGAATGGTTTAGGGATTAAGTTCATGCCAAGAAGACTGATCAAAGCATGGGTCTGGGACGATTTTCCGATACCCAAAGAGATTGCCCCCTTGCCCGTGATGAAACATCCCTTGCATGACTTTCTCAAGCAACTGGAGGTGGGAGAGTGCCTTGAGTTGCCAGAAATGTTCCACAAGGTCACAACCAACAGGCTCATAGCCATCAAACAACGTCATGCCAAGACAATGGGAAAGCGTTTCAAATTCCGAACGATTCACCCCAAGCCTTGGTCTAAAGAAAAAGTAACCTATATCATCCAAAGAACAAAATAAATGAAACCATACGCATTCCTATCACTAATCGTCGCTATCACAGGCTTTCTTGCCGTAGTGACTGCCATCGAAGCACCACGCAAACCAAAGAAAGAGGGTGAGACAATCTATGTCCTACCCCTTGTCGAGGAAATGCCATCAAATCCTAATCCACTTAGTTTTTGATCTCCGAAACTACCATCGCTTCGATAGCGGAAAACGTCCGTCTCTCTGAAGTAGCAGGGGATTACTTCCCCGTGAAAAGGAGGGGCGGGCGGTTCTCCGCGCTATGTCCATTCCATAGGGAAAAGACTCCATCATTCTTCATCAATGATGATAAGAACACCTATAAGTGTTTTGGATGCGGGGCTGGAGGATCTGTCTTCCGCTTCGTCATGGAGATGGACAAGATCAAATTCCCCGAAGCCGTACGAAAACTTGGGGCCAAGGCTGGGATAGCCATAGAAGAGCAGGAAAGTGAAGTTGACAAATTACGAAGGGGCTTGCTATCCGTAGTTTACAAAGCTCACCAACAATTTTTCAATTTGCTGCTGGGTGGTGAAGGGCGCGATACTCGTAGTGCCCTAAAAGTCAGGGGGTTTAATCGGGAAATCTGTGAAGAGTGGAAGATCGGCTTTGCTCCGAATAAGTATACCCTGTCTGGTAATACCGACGATCACACCCTGTCAGGGTTAGCCTATGAGAACGGGACACTACGTTTTACCAATCGGATTATGTTCGGGATAGCTGATGAGGGTGGGACTCTGGTCGGATTTAGTGGGAGAACTACCGACAACCACCCCGCCAAGTATCTTAATAGCCCAGAATCATCTATTTTTCACAAGGGTAAACTACTGTATGGGCTGGATAAGGCCAAGAGATCCATCATAGACAGGGGGGTTACAGTCATAGTCGAGGGGCAGATTGATACTATCAGATGCCACTTGGCTGGAATTACTAATACTGTTGCCCCATTAGGCACAGGCTTTACCGCATTCCATGGCTCCACTATTAGACGCTTATGCGAGGAGGCTGTCTTGGTGTTCGACGGCGATAAGGCGGGGCGAGAGGCGTCATTTAAAGCGTTTGCAGGGCTGGCAAGCCTCGGTGTCAGAGTTAAGTCTGTCATGCTGCCAGACGGAGATCCCGATTCCTTCTTGATTTCGGGCGGAGATCTTGCGAGTCTTATATCGAATGCCAAGCTTTACCCCGAAGCATTGGCTGAATCTCTGGATAAAAACTCAATTGAGGACAAACAAATTGCCATGGGCAAGGTCGGGCAAGCCCTATCAGTCTTGGAAGATGGAATTGAGCGTGATGAATTGGCTAATCGTTGTGCGAAACTACTTGGCATCAAGCCATCACAGTTAAAGAAACAAGCCGCCATGGGCGGTGGACACATAGCCCTCCCCACCGAAACCCGCTACGGAGAGCAAAAAGGAGAGGCTTGGAAACAGTTGGTAGCTCATCTTCTTCTTTGTGGGAAGGAGTCTGCGAACACCTACAATTGGAAGTTGTTGTCGGACGGCGACATCCAGACCATCATGGACTCGGACTACGAGGCAGGGAACCCCTCCTCCATAGCCAAAATTATATCCCAATTGGACAACAATGCGGAGGCCGCGATCCAAGGTATATCCCATCAGGATATAGCCGATCTGGATATACATAGTATATACAAGTCCATGTTGGAAGCGGAGATCAAGCGCCGCACCTCCATAGTTGACTTGATGCCCCTTTTGGATACGCTCAAATCTCTGTGAAAAACATCAAAGAACTTCCGAACGGCATCTGGGTGGTATCAAATGATACCCACATCTCCAAGTGGGTTGAGGAACACAACAGTCTCAAATGCGATCCTCATTTGTTTCAATGGTTGGAACCTCGGCTATCGGGTTGCAAAAGAGTTTGGGATGTGGGGGCAAACATTGGAGACCATACCAGATTCTATCTGGATGCTGGCCTTATGGTTATAGCTTTTGAGCCCAATCCTAATGCCTACGAATGCCTTAAGCGTAATTGCGGAGAGGCTATCTGCAAGAATGTGGCCGCATCCGATGTGCGCGGAACTATCAAAATGAATCTGTTGGATAATGTTGGGGCTTCCCACATTGACGATAATGGACAGGTCGAGGTGGACGCTATTCCGCTGGACGAACTGGAAGAGGCTATTTGGCCACCAGACTTTATCAAGATTGATGTGGAGGGATTTGAGTCCAAGGCTTTGGCTGGCATGGAGGGGATTATCCAAAAGAAAAAGCCGAAGCTGTTTGTCGAGTTTAACCATGGTGCGCTGGAACGCTGCGGCTCAAACCCGAAGCAACTCAAGGATCAGATCGAATCCTACGGCTATACCAACTTTGAAATCTATCCACCCAAAGCAACCCCCGAAGACCTTCAATATGACTACTTCTGCTATTAAACCACACATCCTGATTAGAACCTACAACAGGGATCGTGACTGGTTGGAGTATTGTCTTAAGTCAATTCAGAAGCACAATCCAGAATTGGGACTAACTGTGGTTGCGCCAGAAGGTCATGATGTTGGCTGTCCGTGTGCCCACGTTTCTCCCGTACACTTGGATGGTTACATTGACCAGCAATATACCAAGCTTCGCGCCATCTCTTACATACCAGAGGATGCCACCCATGTAATCCATATTGATTCGGATTGCATTGTGCTGGGCAACTTGATGGATCTTTTTATTGATGGTAAGCCAATCCTGCTCAAGACTCCTTGGCATCTCATTGATAATGACGCCAAGGTTTGGCACGGGGTTACCCAGCACTACCTCGGATTTAGCCCAGAATATGAATACATGCGGAGAATGCCGCTTATATATCCTTCCCGTATATACAACGATCTTACAATCTATTTGGAGGAACGCCATGGATTCATGTCAAAATGGTTCCACAAGATTGATGGGCGAAGACTCAGTGAGTTTAACTTGCTCGGAGCATACGCTGATCGGTTTATGCCAGAGGAGTTTCACTGGGTTGATACATCAAAAGAACCCCTGCCACCTCTTGTGGTGAAGCAGGGATGGAGTTGGGGCGGGTTTGCTGCCATGAAAGACGAGTGGGACATGCTCTATGCTAAATCCTGACCTGTTTCGCCGCGCTCCTGAATGCCGTTCCGCCCCACCAGAGGGTTATGTATGGACTCCGCCGCCACTAAATCTGGCGTTTCTTTTCTGTTCTCGCGACTATGGGCAGGCTATTCGTGTATTAACTTGGGCCAAGGATCTTGGAAAACAACCCAACGAAATCCACTTCATTACGGACGAGGGACTGGATTGTAGTGCTGCTGTAGAGATTGCGAAAAAAGTATTTAAGAAATGCGTAGTGCATTACATTCCGCTCTGTCACATGCCTTGGCCAGCATGCAATAACCATGCCTTTGCCGAAACCTGTAAGATTATGGCAGGACTTGGCAAGCCTTGGTTGCTTTGGGAAACGGACATGATCCCATCCCAGCCTGATTGGGTTGCTCGCTTGGAGGGGGAGTATCAGAAGGCTAAACGTCCCTTCATGGGAGCTTGGGTGGACTGCTTTGACCACATCAACGGAGGGGCAATCTATCCTCCCGATGTCATCTCATGGTGTCCAAAATTCTTTAGCCAGCCAGCCACTTCTCAAATGGCTTTTGATTGTGCGATAGCCCCAGAGATCATCTGGTTTTCGCATCCAGCCAACCACATGATGCCAAACATCTTTTATTCAAGATCCAATGGGCGACCAGCAGGACTTATCCCTAATCCTACAGTGTGGAATCCCAAGGTGTTTGAATGGGTGCATACCCATGACGCTTGTATTATTCACCGTGATAAGCGCGGAGAATGTATTGATTTTCTCCGTGAGAAATTCGGTGTTCGCAAATAGCGAATGTTAGTAGGTTGAAACCTTCCTGACCCAACGGGCTCGGATCTCGGACAGCCTTTTGCTGATACGCTTTTTGCCACGCTCAAGAGCCTGCTCGCTCACTTCGGCATCAGGATCATAGTTGCTGTTCAGCCACTTCTTGAATTCCTGTCCAACGCCGATGGCAAACTCACCATACTGTTCTTCGGTCATGGGAGCCTTCTCCCCATCAATCAAGGCTTCGGCCCTGCGAGGATTGGGCATATAAGGATAAGCATCGTATTTGGCGAGGATGCGGGATTCTCGGCTTGGCTTCGGAAACGCCACAAACCTACCAGCAAGACGATCAAGAAGGGGCTTGCCCTCACCAATCGGTTCTCCAAACATATTCATCTTCGGGCCACCAAGGCGACGAGCAAATGGCATCTGGTCGATAATGATGCCCTTCACACCTTGAGAGTCATATTGCTGGGGATCGAAAAGACGATCAATGTAGCGCAAGAAGTTGGGGAACAGCATGCCAGTCTTTCCTTCAGCAAACTTCTCAAACCTTTTAACCATGTCGGTATTTGATTTCATGTTGAACAAATCAATCAAATCTGCGGCACCTTGGAAGAAGGGAAGCTCCATAACAATGGCGGGAACAAACGAGACGCTGGCCATCAGTCTATAGGCATAAGATGCATCATCTTTGGCGTTGTATTTATTCCAGTTGACCATATTGGCCATGACCGAAAGCGGCACAGCCCAAGGACTGTAGACAAAGCTGATTTGTGGCCCATTACCAAAACGGAAGGTGTATGGCTTATTGCCATCATCAGACCATTGCTTGCGCTCCTCTTCATCCGAAGGCCCGCGACCATTCAGTGTCATGATGCCAGCCTTGATCAGGCCACCAAGCAATCCCATAACCATGACGGATGAGTTGGCCTTGAAAAGTTGTGCCCTCCATTCGGGTGTTCCTTTGGCGTATGGGGCTACATAATATTTTGAGTCCACACCATACCATCCACCAGTTCCCATGAACAAACGCTTATAGCCCCAAGGAGACCAATCCAGCCACTTATTGAAAAGGTTAACTGGAGTGATGATAAACGGAGACACTGTGAGCTTGAGCGCATTACGAACCCAAGGATTATCAATCTTTTCAAATGCAGAGTTAACAGTGGCGGCAAGTTGTCCAGCCACACCAACAGGCATGTTGCGGTAAACGTCACGCAATCCACGCTCAAAGCTGCGATCCTTGATATCAGCAGGAATCTTCTCATCCTGAATTTCAATGGCACGGAACTTGGCCTCGGTTCCCATATAGCCCTCGGCCTCGGCTTGTTGTAGTGCTTTCTGATATGCACCATCTCCCACATTCAGGATCTCATGGATGCGCTTCTGCTTGGAGCGCCCCTTCAATCCTTCTTCTGTGGCAATACGGGCAGCTTCGGCGTAACGCTGACCTTCAACAGATGCTGAAAAGTTGAGAGCATCCTGTGCCTCAAGAAGTCTGCCAACCCATTTAGCGGCATTAAGAAACTTGGCTGGCTTGGATTCCAAGATGGATTGAGCAACAGAATTAGCACCTTCTTTGGATGCCAGTTTTACTCCGCCCTTCTTACCAAAACGAACAAGCTCTGCAATAAGCGGGGCTTTCTCTTCAAAGCTGGGCATATTGATTCGGCGTCCAGTCTTCATTACCTCTACGGCTTCAAATATTCCCTTGCGATAGCCATTAACAACACCGCGAAGTCTGGAGAAGTCCTTGATAGAGACAGCATCAGCAAAGGCATTTGCGAAGTTGTTGATCAGTGTATCCACAATGTTGACCATGTGGGTGTCGGGACTGGATAGGATATTGGCATAGATAAACCCAGAACCAAGATCTGCTAGGTTGAATCCCTTCTGTCGGGCAATCTCAACCATTAGGTTTTGCGTCATCAGCCTGCGTTGTAGTCCGTCATCCATATCTTGGATGTCTTGTGCCATCTCGTAAATCTTGTCTGCAAATTTCTGATCCCAAGTTGGCAAATCAAAGCGGTTGGCCATGATTTCGTATGCATCTTGGTCTGTCAGGGCTCCCATGTTTGTTAGTTCAAAGAACTTCTTGAGTGGGGTTTCTTTGATGGGGTCAGACTTTTCTTGAGGTTTCTTAAAACGCTCCAAGGCTTTTTGGCGGCGGGCATCAGCTTTTTCGCGGAAGTCTTTAATGATGGACTGTGAAAGCCTGCGGGCATCAGCAAGCGGAATGTTTAGGTCTGCAATCAAGCGTTGTTGAAGCTTGGCATCAATTTCGCCCCTATCCCTTCTGCTGGAACGATACCACCTATTGTATTCAGCAATCAGAGATATACCCAAATTCTTCGTTTTTTGTCCCACAAATCGGCTTACAAGCTTTTCGCTAACAGGGAAGTCCTGAATCTTTGGGGCAAGCTTTTGCAGAAATTCTTCTGCGGCCAGCGCTTGAAAATAAGCCGCATTACCCTCTTCAGTTTCGGAAGCTTCAGTTTCAAGCTCTTCGACTTTGGCGCTGATATCACGCAAGGCTTTATTGAAAGCCTCTTGATATTTTTCTTTATTGTTCAAGGCATCCTCAACCATGGCTTGGAAAGACTTCGGAGTGGAAGCCTGACGTTCTGATTCAGGAATAAAGCCAAGCAAGTTTTCTGTAAGCCTGTCGGTAAACAGAAGGAGTGACGGAGGAACCTTTTTCTGTGGATCACGCATCAGGCGACGAGCAAGGCGATCAGAGAACATCGATTGGTAGTTTTCCCATATGGTGGGACGCTCTCCATAGATATATTTATTCTCGCGGGCCAACTGACGCTTAACGCGCATCCGCTCTTCCTGCATTGCATCAAAGCGTTCTTTTTCGCTTTTTGTGGCAACCCTTGAATCGCGCAATTTTTGTGCAGACTCGTCAATTTTTTGCGCCGTTTCTTGCGAGATGCCCATAGCTCTTGCATCAGCAAGGAAGTCTTTGTTGTATTTACGAAGATGGCCATTTACCAACTCGGACAAGGGATCTGCCTTGCGAGGACGAACTGCTTCTCCAGTAACCTTTTTTGCGGCTTTTTGAGCGAGCTTCTGAGCCTGCTCTTCGATGGTTAGTTTCTTAGCTTCTTGCTTTGCGGCATTATTGGCAGCTTGATCGATGCTGGACTTGTTGGCGTTGACAGCAGCATTAAAGGCGGCATTGTCTCCATCCTCGATATCTTTCTTAATTTGATCAATCTTGCTTTTGCGTTCCTTGATTTTTTTCGCAACAGCCTTATCGGTATCTTTCTTGAGCTTGCGAAGAATGCCATCGGCCCCAAGATCCATGAAGCGAGAGATAGCCTGAACGCCTTGGCCCAACTCTTTGAAGTATTCGTTTGTCCAGTTAAAGAAGTCCACATGAGCCTCAACAGAAGCTTTGTAATCCTCGTTGCGCCCACTCTTCTTTGTGTTCTTGCGATAGTCCATCAGCCTGCGATTTACGATCTGTGCCATCATGGAACGCACGGGCATTGAAACACCATTCTCCATGTCCTTGGTAGCGGCAATGGCCTCATCCAGAGAAAGACCGCGCATCACTTCGTTGGCCTCTTGAACGCTAACATCGTTACGAAGAACTTCATAAACAGTTTCAATCTTACGGGCCACTGACGGCGGAAGATCTTCTTTGACTCGCCGCGCAAAGCTATAAGCCCGCTCTTCAATCTCGTCTTCAGCCCTTTTCTTGGACGCCATGTCGGAGATCTCGGCAATGCCACGCTGGATATCAAGTTGCTTGGAGATGGCCTCGGCCAATGTGGTAGCAACCTCTGGAGATAGATTGGTGTAGCGAATAATGGCATCTTCCAAGGTCTGCGTATCCCTCCCAGAATTCATCCACGCATTTGTAATAGTCTCAAGCGGCAGGGTTCCTTCGGTAGATCCTTCTGCGGCACTCTGTTCATTGGCCAACTTGAATGCCGCGCCCATCACTTTGATGGTGGATGCTTCTGGGGTACCATCTATCTGGTCTTCGACCTGTTCGGGAGAGATCTCAAATTCTTCTTCGGGGGCATAGCGGACATCTTCCTCTTCGGCCAAGAAGCGTTCAGACAGTGGAATAACATTATCCTGATCGTCGCGGGTTATGGCATCGGCAGACTTAATCTGGCTTGAATTGAATACAATAGTATGCACTGTATCGGCCCCCATGCCAGCCATCGCCTTACCAATTCTTTTTTGCGAACCAAACTTTTGATTTACCAGATTATCAACAATACCATCAAACCCAGCCGCTTCAATTGCCTCGCGGATAATTTCGCTTGATGCCAAATCCCCGTTCTCATCCGAAGCCCACATGATACCAGAATCCTCTTGCTTGAGTATACTAACCAAGTCAGAAGCGTTAATGCCGCCTTGATCAAATGCAGCTTCCAAAATATTGCCAACGGCCTTGTCTGCATCTACAGCGCTATCTTCGCTGTATCTTTCGATGATGGAACGGAGTTGATCAAGGAAATCCACCAAGGTACCAGTAGGCTCTCCGTATTCTTCATTCGTCTCATCGTACGGAGCTTCATAGTCCAAGAAGGTTTCATTGGGGCCACCAACATTGAAGGGGTTTTCAAGACGGACATACACGCGCATGATGCGCTGACCGCCACCACTGAGAATTTCGCGAGCCTTTTCTTTTGCGACATCCTCGTCCATGTCCTCATTGCTTTGAAGCTGTTCGGCAAGGCGCTCAATGCGATTGGTGAGGTCTGGGCCTTCGCCAGCATAGTTGGTCTGGGCATCGGCTTCTGTGTTGGTCAGGTAGTAACCCTTGCCAAAATCGTTTTCAATGTTTGCACGATCTTTTTTGAATACGTTGAAGATGTGGGTTGTGCCGTGGAAAAGAAGATTTTCTGAATTGTAATTCCTCGATTTTGCAACTTCATCCGTAAGCCTCTGCGCCTCTTCAACATTATTACTGGCAGCAGCATCAATGTGTTTTTTGGTTGCCTCGCGCACTTCAGGTTCTGGTGCCAGAGAGTTGTACCTAATCAAATTGGCAGATTCTTCAGAATAAGCATATGTTTGTGGCTGATAAATTTGAAATGGTCTTGCAACCGAATCAATGCGATACAATTGAAGCTTTTTCTTTGGATCTGTTACAAGCTGATAGAATGACTCATATGCATCAAGTCCAAGCTTGGCCTGAATCATGTCTAAAAATTCCCAGAATATCTTGGCAAGCTTGCCCATAAATGTGTCTGGAGCAGCTTGCTTTTCACGAACAAGATCCGTCATATTTTCAGCAATCCACTCATCAAGCATGATATAGCGGTAACTTTCATTATCGTAGATGATCTGGTATTTCGTGATATTGCCCTGCGAATCAATAACTGGAGCCAATTTTGTTTCGGCCTCTTTTGGATTAAAAATCTTATAGTCCTCGTATTGTTCTGGCGTTAGGCTATAGCGACCAACAAAAGCCAAGAACCAAGGATTCTCATTAATATATTCAGACAGAGCCCCAGTGTAATCCTTGCTCATTTTGCCAAGCTCTTCTTTGGGCAAGAAACGAGAAAGCCCGTGCCAGAACTCATGGATGCCAACCCTCGCGCCAAGCTCTGGTTTGTCCTGAGTAAGATAAAAGCTTACAAGGCTATCTCCGAAATCGAAATTGCTGACGTTTCCAGCGCCACGAATGGAAATGGCCGTATCGCCAATGGCGTCTGGACGTATGGTGTTTACGAAATCCGTAAGGGCTTTCGCTGTTTCATCTGAAATCTTGCCGCTTGAACGCTCTCTGGCTATGCGCTCAATGATGGGCGCTTGACCCCTGACACGGGGACGCTGTCTTTTTTGGGATTCCCGCTTGATCCTGTCGCGCAATTCTGTGGATTGCTTTACAACGGCATTTACAGCTTTTAATGGGCCGTCTGTTTTCCCCTGTTTAATGTCTTCAACAACATTTGTGATATCATACCCAAGGGAATTTTCAGGCTCTGGAGCCATATCGGCTTCTGCTGTAGTGGCTGGTGATGGCGCTGCTACGCCAGCCTTCTTTGCTGGTACTGTGTACATCCCAATATCAACCGAAGCTTCAATTACGCCAGCAGCCATAGAGCCTTTGGGCAACTGAAGAATCTTTTGAATGGCCTCAACAAATGCTGTCCATAGAGTGCGGCTAGGTTGAGTCGGATCTTTGAGTGTTTTGAGAAGTTCGCGAAAATCGGGCTCTGCAAATGTTTGAGAAACAAATTCCTCAATGTTTGCCAAGCCATACAACTGAACCCAGTTTAGATCCTTACGAAGAGTTCCTTGAGCCTGCAACCTTCTGGCCATGGCGCGAGATGTATCTGCCTTGGGACTTCCAGCAACTCCATCAGCGCCAAAATATTGTTCCGTAATACCAAGCTGATCAATGGTCGATATGTAAAGCGAAAACAACTTCCTGATTGGCTCTGGTGTATTGGTGTCGTTGATGGCCTTGTTAAGCGTATCCAAATAATCCCTGCCCCTGTTTTGAGTAAATCTACGAGGAGCATATTTACGAATTTCGTCGGCAGTAATGGTGTGGCCAACCTCATGAACGAATAACTCAACAGGAGTTTTTAGGGTAGATGGTATGGCTATTACCCTCCTGCCATCAGACAAGGTGAACCTCCCAGCCCGCCCCTTCCTACCAAGAGAAGAAAGGCTTACAACCTCTTCGGAATCCAGAATGGGCATTTGCAACTCGGCAAGAATTGCTGCCACATCCTGCATCATTATCTCATTAGGATCAGATTGCGCGATCTTTGACAAATTGAGGCGCGAGACATTGATCAATGCCGCCCTAGCCGACTTACCAATAACAACCTTTGGGGCTACAGAATTGACCCCATATTTCGTCTTGCCCTTAACATCCACTGGAGGTTTGCGGGCGCGTTCGCGTTCTGCTGCTTTTACAAAGTTTTGAGCCTGTTCCTCAGTCAATGCTCCAGCAAGCGGGGCTTGTGCAGGGGCGGCAGCAACGGGCGGCTCGGCGGGAGGTGCTGCTGGGGGTAGCGCTACTTGCGCGGTTTTTGGGGCGGTAGCAGGAACCCCTCGTCCTTCAATAGCTGGACTAGGCGGGACTTCTCCTGCGGCGACAGGGACTGCTTTGGCTTCTGGTTGAGCTTGAGCAATTCCTCGCTGGGGTTGGGTAGCTTGTTCATCTTTTCTTCTCCATTGTTTATTCTGCTGTAGCTCGTCTTGAGCCATTCGTTGATTTTCTGCTTTTGCGCTCTCAACCATCTGTGCTGCTTCTTCTGGAGCAACATTAAATGCCAGTTGATAGTATTCTGGATCTTCAGAATAACGCATCTGGGCAGGAATAACCCCGCCATTCTCTTCAAATTTTGCTCGCACGAAGTCTCTCCACTCTTCGGCTCCCATTTCCCCAGCCTCGTCTTGATAGCTAGATGCCACAAGTGCGGCAGTTTCTTCATCAACTCCAATGCTAGTCAGAATCTTTACTGCTTGTTTGCCGCGAGGATTAAGAGTTTCAGGGTCAATTGTTGGGCGAGCTTCGGGTTGGGCGGGTTCCGTGGGAGGAGTAACCTCACCAACAGCGGGAGGCGTGACTGCTGCAACACCAGTTTCAGGCACTACGATTCTACTCGGATCATCAGAATTTATGCGTAGTTGTTTAACAAACTCCTCTGGCTCCATCTTTCCTTTAACGCGATCCCAAGCTTTTCCTACACTGGAGTTTTTCTCAGGCGATGGAACTTCTCCCTTTTCCTGCAATGATTTTAGTACGGCCTCATAATATGAGTCAACTATTCCTGCCCCCATTTGCTTAAATCCCTCTTCAATTCCAGCCCCAGTCTCCTTCTTTTGTAGGGCTTCCAATGCTTGTCGTTGAGCCTCTTCCTGCTCCTTGAGAAGTTGCGCTATCTTAGCTTGGGTATTGCCATCGCCTGCGGGCGGTTGTCCTTCGGCTTGCTGCTTTAGGGCTTCGGCGCTTGCTGGGCCATAGCGTTTAGCTTCTTCAGATTCTGCTGTTTCTTTAGCTTCGGTTTGCGCCCTTTGTGCCGCAATTTCTTCAGCAATCCTTTGTATCTCAGCCGCCTTGGCTTGGGTGGTTTCTGAAAGTCCAATCATGCGAACCAGCGGAACCATGCCAACATTCTCTGCCATCAAGCGTCCAGCTTCGGTAACAGTAGCAACGCCCTGTTCGTTGATTTCAACCATCGGGTTCTTCTTGCTGGGTAGGAACCTACCCTCACCAACACTAGTAATGCCAACTGCTACACGCTCGCGGCCCGTCAGAGACTCAGCACCAAGTCCATTGGCAATCTTAGCCAAGGCCGTAACGCTATCTTTGGTTTGCTGAGTGGCTCCAAGCGCGTCCAACTGATCCACAATTTGTTCGTTGACCACATTGATGCGCGAAGGAACAAGGATTTCGTTGTAGTAAGAAAAGTCTGCTGCTGCCAGTTTGGCCTCAAGTTGGTTTCGGGCCACACGGGAAATGCCATCATCCTCCAAAAGTTCAGTGAGTTGCTTGCGCTCTTCTTGCAGGGTTGTCATCCTGTTACGATCCACAGAACGAGCGCCAAGATTCGTCGCCATATCGCTAGGCTGAGTTACATCATATTCGCGCTGAAACTCTGCTCCAATCGGGGAGGATGCTGCTGCTTCGGAGATTTCTTTTTCAACATCGGAAATGGACTGCCGCATTGATGCCATGGACTCTTCCCTGCGAGCCATCTGGCTGGGAGCCCGCATGTAGTCATATCCATATTTAAGTCCCTCTACGGTTCCACCCGTAATTCCGCCAATAACCAAAGCCTTGAATGCATTATTAACAATGTCAGATGTGGCCAGTTCGGGGTTGAATGAGAATTGTTCAATGATTCCTTGGGCAAGCTGATCAGCAAACTCTTCGTAGCCCTCATTTCGCATGCCCTTAAAAATATTAGGAACGAACGCATCAAGTTCCCCCTTGAATGCCGCCGTATTAAGCTTTGCCTTAATGCCATCCACACCTTCGCGGAACACGCCTTCCGCACCACGCTTACCTCCCAAGGTGGTTACAATAGCGGTAGACAATCCAGAGAGAGCGGCGGGTAGCTGGGCCTCTTTGACGGCTTCCGCTCTGGCTTGAACTGGATCCATTCCACCATCGATTTTCTCTTTTTCAAGTTGCTGAAAGGCCGAAGAAAGAACCCCACCATAAGACTGGGCAAATGCCATGCCAACCGAAGATCCAAATCCAATATTGCTGACAGTCTTTGGCTTAAGGCCAAGCTTGCTGCCACCAAGACCAATTGCACTTCCGAAGCCAATTTGTGTAACAATTTGAGGAACAACAGCCGCGAGTTCTGCGGCAAATGTTGGCCCACCAATCTCCTGTGAGATGCGGCTTAATCTTTGGATCTCGTCACTTGTTTTAGTTGCGGAATCCAAAAACGGATCGGCAAAATCTTGCGCCCCTAGCGTGAGCGCTGTTCCGCCAACAATGGCCTGACCAGCCTCAAGCAGTCCAAGGGCTCCCTTGGTAAGACCAATACCGATTTGTGGAAAAGTTTTACCAACATAATCCAACCAGTCTTCGTTGCGATTTTTCCATTGGGATATCTGCTGTTTTGGAGAAACGTTTTCTAAGTTATTCTCTTTAACGAAGTCATTGAATTCGCTGACTTGTTGCAGAAATGGCAACTCAACCTTTGCAGCCTCTTCTTGAAGTTGTGGGATAGATGCGATGGTCTTTTGCTTCTTGGCATCAGAGATATCGAGGGCATTGATCTCCGCTTTAATTCCTTCAGCGTCCCACACATGGAGCGGGGACACTCGGATCTCGTTGTTGACGATGCCAACTTTGGCAGCTTCAGTTCTTCCAGTGCCATCCTCTGTTCCCAGCTTCCAAGTATCCGCTGGCCCCTCTTTAACTTTTTGGCCTCTGGCCAAATCAAGCATTGTTAGTGCTTCGCGATACAGTTTTCCTTTTTCGGGATCGTTCTGATTTAAAACGGATTCCTGTAATTCACGATACTCTTCAGGGCTACCCAAATATTCTATAAGGTATGTTCCAACATCCATCCCCTTTTCAGCCGCCTGTCCAATCACATCGGCAGCATTATTAATCTTGGTTTCACCCTCCTTGAAGCGATCAACAAATTGATTGTTTAGGGATTTCTCTTCGGCGCTATACTTAGCCTGAATGGATGCCATTGCTTCTTTGCGCTTCTGGTCATCTTCGATAGCGCGGGCTGCTTCGTATTCCTGCTCGGCGCGGCCATCCAATTCATATAGAGCGTTAGCTCCCTCATCCCCAAAAATCCCACTACCCCTGCGATCTTCGATGTAATCGATACGGGCCTGTTTTTGATCGGCAAAATATTTATCGTAAGCTGGTTGAAGATCCTTAAGCTTGGAAGCATCATCACCTAATTGAGCCTGAGACCTAATCATGGACTGCCATTGATTGGTCATTTCAACCTCTTGCTCTGGAGTGCGTTCTGGGGACTCTGCCAGACTTTTATATTTCTCAGAGGCCGACTGAAGAGCAACAGATCTTTCTTTGTAGCCTTTGGCTACTTCGTCATATTGCTGAAGAATCGAAGGGGTGGACGGAGCATTTGCCGACTCTCCAATTACAGAGTCATTAGCGCCCCAATCGTCTTGTTGATCCTCAACTACGAGGTCGTTTTCGCCCCAAGTCTCCGAATCGTTTTCACCCACCACGGGATCGTTAATGCCCCATTCTTCATCCATTGTAAATTATTGTTTGATCTTAATTTTACCGTCTTTCCCAATATAGGAGGTTCCAGACGGAAGTCGATCATATTGTTCCCTATTTGATGGAGAAGGAAAAACTTCAGGAGCGTTTTCTCCGATAGCTGATTTGTAGCGCTCGCGCAATCCAGCAACCTTGGCTCTAGCGCTATCAGTATCATCAGCGCCCGAAAGCAAAAGCTCGTTCAACTCTCCGTATGCCTGCTGTAGGTCAAGATTAATTTTGTCCTTCGGGGTTTCTTCTTTTTTCTCTGCCGTAGCCTGCTTTTCTGCAAATTTAGTCGTTCCGATTTGCTTGCTTACGGCATTTTGATCAAAGCGAATAACTCCTGCTGGTGCATTGGCATCATAGTATTTTGATAATTTTTCTTCTGGAACCCCAGACTCCAATAGGGATTGCTGTGTTTTGAAAAACACCTCTTCATCTTTTTTCTGTTGCTCAGACTGTGTTACAAGAGAATTGTTATAAATCTCACTAGCCGCGCCATACTGGCCCCAAACCTTTTGAACGCCTTCATCAGTCGCTCCCAATGGGTTTTGGCCAAATAAGGTGGCTACGTTTTTTTGGTAATCAGGGGATCGCGGATCAAGTTGGTTCAGTCCTCCAATAATAGCAGCGGCCTCCGAACGCTGTTGGGCTTGAAGTTTTTGCTCCGCCTCTTTAAGACCTCTATTGTAATAAAATTCATCCTCTTGGAATTGCTGGTCGCGAGCTTGCATTTCAAATTGTTTTCTTTGGATGTCCATTTCCTGAAATGCTTTGGCCTCATCTATCTGGCGCTCGCGCTTTTTATCCCATTCCTCTTGCATACGAATGGCCCTACGGGAAGATCCTGTCGGCCTACCACCCCACTCTTCTGGAAATGATTCTGGAACCATTTGCTTGGATGGTGATTCGTTCATCCTTCGCTGTAATCCAGCGGCAAGTTCTACTGGCTCTGGAAGTCTTTGACCAGAATTCCAAGGGCCACCATTAATTGTTACTGGTTCTTCATCCATAAAAATTAAAGATATCTCGTTTGGTCAAATGGATTGCTTCTGTAAATCATGTTTACGCTCTCGCCGCCAAATGGCCCAACCGAATAATCTTGAGGATAATTTCTGCGAAGCCAATCATCTTTTGATTCTTCTGCACGGACACCAGAAGACGCAAAGGATGGCATGAATCCAGATGACATAAATCCACCCAAGGGTTGGGGGCCACCAGAGGAAGCAAAACCAGAAGCCGTTCCAATACTTCGCACTGGAGAATATTCTCCCATTGATCCACGTTGAAATTGAAAACCAAATGCATTCATTGGTTCACGGCTCATTGGGTCACGCCCAGTCTGTGCCTGCTTCCAACGCTCTGTCTCAACCGAGGCTTGCGCTCCCGCCATACCGCCACGTTGTGCCGCAGACTCCGCCAGCCCTTGACGGAATGCATATCCTCTTTGAATTGATTTTTCGTCAAATTCTTTTTGTTTTTGTGCAATATCTTGTCTAATTCCAGCACCAGCCTCTCTCATTTGAGCCAACAATGCCTGTTGTTGCTCTGGGGTGCGAGGCATGGTTCCAGCTTGTTCGGCATTTTGGCGGGCCAACGCCCGTTGTTCTACCTGTTGTGGTGTAAGATTTGTTGAGGCAAATCCATAAGGGCTGACAATTTGTTCAACTCTCCCACCCGCGCCCGTTTCAATATTTCTGCTGAATCCCGCCGCCCCCACGTTGGGGGATGTTGGCAATGGATTGTTGGCGTTCATTGCTGCCCCACGGCTTTCAATATTGGCCGCTCTTTCTGGATTTGAGTAAAGCGTATTTGAAAGGCGGCTACCAAATGGTGAAAGTTGGCTACCAAATGGATTTCCAAAAGAAGCGGTAGGAAGCGTATATCTGTTAGCCATCCTTGTTGCGGCATCTTGTGTGTATTGAACGTTTGCCTGATTTTGAGTTGATGCAAAAGTTGTGCTTGGATTTGTTCTGGTGAATCCACCAGCAGGAGTGTCTTGACCAAAATCAAAACGCCTATCTACAGTATCTAAAGATGTGGAACTCGCACCTCCAAACGGAAATCGCGGAAGACCGCCTTGTTGTGAAAAAGATGGAGCGCCCGCGCCCCTAAAATCCACTGCCCTCTCTCTATTGGTAAAAATAGAACCAGTATCAGCAATTGCCTGTCCGCGCATAGCAGCGGCATTTGCCCTGTTCATAACAGCTTCTGGAATTACAATTTCTTCTTCTTTACGAGGAGGCATATTAAGTCATGTTTACAAGTCGGCGGGTAAGCCAAGGAGCGATTTGCATAACCCCTTCTTGCCCTGAGTTATACTCTTTTAGTTCGGCGTTGAGAAGTAAAATTGCTCTGTCCATGTAATATTGTCCGCGCTCGACATCGGCTTTTTCTTCGGCGTTCAGAGCCATGAGGCCAAGCTTGATGGCTTCCAGTGAGTCAGGATAAAGCGGATCATTGTCGCTGATAGCCCAACAATGCTTGCGCTTAAAGATGCCTTGTGCGGCGTCCCAATTACGATCCACCAGATAGCGGCGGTAGCTTATAACCCGCTCGCCTGCCTCATACTTCGCCAAGGTGGTCGCCCCAGCCGATACGGATACAACGCCCGTGGTAGGGGTTTTCTCAACAGAATAGATCTCCGCAAATGTCTGGGTTGTGGTTTGGGTTCCATCTCCAAGGTCAAGACGAATTCCCTCCACTCGTTCTCCATCCACTGTAGAATAAATTTTATTCCCATTTGAGTCCTTTCCGCGAATCCAGATGTAGCTTCCAGCACACTCTGTTTCGCTGCTTGATAGGGTAAGTTGGGAAGGTGTCTCAATGTCCCGAAATGTAACAAACCCCTCGCCCATATCTTGAATCGGGCCAAAGTATTTCTCATCCGATTTGCGGATGCCGCGCCCTTGAGGAAGATACTGATACCACTCGCTCTGGACTGCGGATGTCTTGTAACCCGCCTTACCCGCCCGAATACAGGTCTCCAGATGGCGAGGAAGGGTAATAAACTTGTTGTCGTTGGTGTCCTCATAAGCAGTAATGGCGGCTTGGGCCAAAGTGCCCACCCATTTACCCTCTGAAATTACACGCTCACAAAAGCGATTAATGTTGTTACGAAGCTCGGCTTGCGCGTCAAACCCTTCCAGATCAGGAGGATCGGGCTGTGGAACGACAGATGTTGGTAGCCGCTCAACGGCCAATCCTAGTGTAAGGCTCGACATATTCGGCGCAAAACTACCACCTTCGCATGAGAAGGTCAATAGCAGATTACAGCCCGTCCCAAAGATCCCCCTGACCGAACTTATCCAGATACTCTCCAAAGGTAATTAGCTGCTCTTCGTTATAGATATAGTCGAATAGATGGTCTCGGAGTCGATCTTCGCTATCTAATCCAAGCTCAAAGCATAAGGACTCAAAGTAAGAGTCCTGAACCCGCGAGAGTTCGTTGATGAAGTCTTTAACTTTAAAGATGCTATCGTCTGGATGTGGTTTCATTTCTCTTTAAATCCACCCTTCTTTAACTTCATCTTCTTGTAGACCTTGGGATCAATCGTGGATTTGGATTTCGGGCGGCTGGTGCCAGATTTCTTCCTTGCGTTGATATTATCGTATAGTCCTCGTTTTTTCATAGTATTATTTTCCTTTCTTAACTGATTTACTTCCGCTACAGCCCCACTTCTTGCGGGAAAGTTTGTTCGGTGAATTTGGGTCGCTCCGCCAATCTCCCTTGATCTTGTTGCTGCGGGCACAGTAGGCATCGGCGCGGGGGCTACCGATGGGGCCAATCTTGCTGCCCTTCTCTCCGTATTTCACAGTTTTTTTACGCCCCGTTTCGGGGTTGGTTACAGTTTTGCTGAATTTCTTTTTCATTTTTTTAAGTTTCTCCAGTAGTTGCAATGGCCTCTAACACGGCAGTAGTCCGCGCAACGTTTATCTTCCCCAAGCCGTTCCTCAACAACACCTCCGATACTCTTGGCGTGAGACTCAGCCTGTAGTCGGTCTTCGTAAGTCCCATTGTTAACCGCTCGCTTTGCTCCCTTTTTTGGTAGGACGGCATAGAGGTCTGGGACGCGCCAACGTTCGGATTCGGTGCAGATCGGTATCTGGTCATCGGGAAGGTCTTTTGCTTGTTGGTGGAGATTAATCCGACTTTTGATATATGCAAATGTTTCTTCGGGCTTCCATGGATCTAACTTAATTTCCACAATAGCGCACTTGGGGTAATCAGCTTTGATTTTGGAGTCGCGCAACTTCCAGTCTTTCATTACAAGAATGATGGCCGCACGTTTTACTGGATATCCATTGTGCCCAAGCAGGAGCGTGTTGATGGCGGCTTGTGCCGTCCAGTCAAACCTGTCATCGGACAAGGCTTTATAAACGCTACTGACCTTGTAGTCATAGAGGACTTGCTCTTGCCTGTCATAGAGATCGACCTGTCCACCAAGCTTCACGCCATCTACATCCATATAGAAGCGCTCTTCCGTAAGGTAGCGTTCAGGATTGCGTTTGGCAATCTGTTCAAGAACGTAGTGGTTGGCTGTGCCAAGCATTGTCCACACGCGATCCGAAGCGTCCTCGGTAATCTTATCTCCGTGGCGTTTCATCAACTCCCGAATCTTCGGAGGTTGAAAAAGACTTGTAGTAGTAATATCAGCCTCCCCCGCCGAATACGAAGACTCGCTAACGAGATCAACGAACGGCTGGGGGAGATTGAATGTATTAGTGACAGTCACTAGCGTTTCTTTTTCTTCTTGCTCATGCCAGCCTCGCTGAGTGCGATAGCAATGGCTTGTTTAGGATTCTTGACCTTCTGGCCAGAACTGCTTTTGAGTTTACCGCTGCCATACTCGCGCATGACCTTACTGATCTTTTTTTCTCCTTTGGATTTTTTCATATATTATGCTGCTATTAGTTGGTTGTTGTTTGACTTCGGCGTTTGGACGCCCAAGAGTTTGCAGAGGTATCGGATGTGGAAGCACTCTTTGCGGAATTGATAGCCTGAACAAGTGCAGGAACACCCTGTGATATCCCCGATTTCATCGGTAGCGAATTCCACCATGTAGTAGTCTTCGCGATTCGTCCGACTTTGAACGAGGAACGATCCCTTATCATGCGACAGAATTTCGATGCCGCGCTCTCGCTCATCAGTCATTCGCTTGTGGATTTTTCAGGGATTCGGCCTTGCTCGCCCCGAAGCCAAGTTGTTCGGGGGTGTATGCTGTGATGGGCATGGCCGAAATATGGCCTTGGCGATCTGCCTGAATGAAGAGGGTGGTTGCGATTCCCTGACGATGCTGTTCAGGAAGGTTCAACTCTACTGCGATATCATTGGCCTTCTTGACGCACAGACGCATCAGGTTTGCCGCCTGACAGAGGAATTGCTTGGCATCCTTGTCTGGGTGGGCTGGAGCCGTAACAACCTTTTCTGCGGGCTTCTGGGGCGATTGAGAGGTATTAATGGTGTTCCATGTAACGGGCTTCGATTGAGTGGGGGCCGCAGGCAGGCTTGAAGCAGGAACCCCAGCGGGCTGAATCTCCATGGAATCGGTCTTCTGCTTGGAGTTGCCAGAGGCAATCAGCACTACGGACTTACCCACATATTGCTGGAACTTCGACGCAATGTCTTTGTTTTCAGTGAAATACACATGGGCCACGCCATCAACGATTAATTCGATAACGCACAATGAGTTGTTCTTCACCCACTTAGGGGGCGATTTAACGGCTACGAGTTTAGGCCCATTCTTGGCCAAGGTGAAGTGTGAGAGGATTGGTGCTTTTGGTTGGTTTGATTGATATGCCATATAAGTAGATGTTCGTTATATCCGACAGTCCAACTTGTCAAGCGTTCAAAAAAAAAGCGGGGCCGAGTTTTACCCCGACCCCGCCCCACACACATGAAAACAGGAAGACGAATGCCTTCCAAGTGCGGAATTTAGCATAGATGATAATCCATGCAAGCGGAAAATGATCTTGCCGCCAAACTTGTTTTAAGGTAAGTTTTCTGGAATCTATGGCAGAATTTCCTCCACGGGGCAAATCCGAGTACCCACCTTTAGGCAAGGCGTTTGTTGCCGAGTATCGCTATGGTGATCGGGATTTTCCCGTTGTCCACATCAAAAAAGACCCAAGAGTCGATAATTACAAGGCTCCAGATGTTGGCGAGCCTTGTCCTGATAAGCGATTTCCAGACCATGCCTTTATCCAAACCCTACCCACAAACTCTGACGAAAGAGTCTTGTGGGTCTATGAAAAACTGGATGGGCCGATTATCAGTGGAAAAATCCTTGATAAGGATGGGAATGTCGCCACCTTAACCCGTCAACCCGTTGTTTCGGGGAGCCCTGTAGATCAAGGGTTTAAGGTTCTTTCAAGTGCCATCAACCCCGAAAACAAAGCATTTGGGACAAAGGAAACCGTCACAGTTGACGAGTTTCCCGTTCTTCGGGGCACCCAAATTGATCCCCGTTATGGGGTTGCCTTGGAATATACCAAAGAATTGGTGGACGCCGCAACTGCGGTTGGTGGGGTTGATGGTCTGGAATCTGTAGAGATCGAGCCCAAGGATCAGTGGCGGTCTTGGAAACTTACCACAAAGCTCGCGCAACTTCCACAAGATCAGGTTTGGTATGGTTATCGCAAGGAGTCGCTTCCCGATGTTTTGGTTAATCTTTCAATCGTTGGCACGGAAACATTTCAGCCTATTCCAACTTGGCGGGTTGCGCCCGACATGGCCCTTAAGGCTAGATTTACTAGGAAGTTTAGCATGGGGCCACCGCCAGACCCATCCCCAGCCCTTTCCCCTAAATACTGGGCGGAACCGTTTTATATTGCTGTAGAATATTTGCGAGAGTCTGCAAGTGAATCCGAAACAACTTCAAGTTCAACATCTTCTGGTACAACTAGCTCCACCAATTCATCAACTCAAAGCTCTACTTCTAGCGGTACGCAGTCTGGAACCAATACTTCTACACAGACTTCCACTAATAGCTCAACACAATCTTCTACAAGCAGTGGAACCCAAAGTTCTACCAATAGTTCTACCAGCAGTTCTACCAATAGCTCTACGCAATCCTCAACCAATAGTTCAACGCAAAGTTCTACGGGGTCTTCAACGTCAAGCTCCACAAACAGTGGAACACAAAGTTCTACCAGTAGTGGCACCCAGAGTTCCACTAATTCTTCCACATCCTCGTCTACTAATTCGTCTACATCGTCTTCCACATCTTCTAGTACAACTAGCTCGACCAATAGTTCCACGCAGTCGTCCACTGGATCTTCCACCTCTTCTTCTACTAACTCGTCCACCCAATCTTCAACATCCAGCGGAACTACCAGTTCAACCAATTCATCAACATCATCTAGCACCTCTAGTGGAACCACTAGCTCTACAAATTCTGGAACTAATAGCTCAACCAACAGTTCCACAAATTCCTCCACTTCTAGCTCTACAAATTCTGGCACAACCAGTTCCACTAACTCGTCCACGAATAGCTCTACATCATCATCAACAAATAGCTCCACAACTAGCTCAACCAACTCTTCCACCAACTCCTCTACCACCTCATCAACGAACAGCGGAACCAATAGTTCAACTAACTCATCCACCAATAGCTCAACAACATCTTCGACTAATAGTTCTACACAGAGTTCCACCAACTCTTCTACTACATCTTCTACAAACAGTGGCACTGCCAGTTCTACAAATAGCGGAACACAGAGTTCGACATCCAGCGGAACAAACAGTGCTACAAATTCATCTACAAGCAGCGGAACTACCAGTGGGACATCGTCATCAACAAGCAGTTCAACCAATTCATCCACCACATCCTCTACGAACAGTGGCACAACAAGCTCCACTAATAGTTCCACTAACAGTTCTACCACAAGCTCAACCTCAAGCTCTACCAATTCTGGAACACAATCATCCACCAACTCCTCTACATCATCGTCCACCAATAGTGGAACCACAAGCTCCACTTCAGGCGGGACAACATCATCAACCAACAGTGGAACGCAAAGCTCCACAACATCTGGAACAAATGAATCAACTAGCAACTCTGAAGGTAATGGATCAGACTCGTCAGCAGAATCAAATCAAGGAGCAGTAACACTAGATGACCCAAATACGAACAGGGTTCAATTTTTTGAATCAACAGTAATTGGAAGCTCCACAACCTCTGGAACAAATTCTGGAACATCAAGCTCCACTAACAGTGGAACCCAAAGCTCAACCTCAAGTGGAACATCGTCATCAACCAATAGCGGCACTCAAAGTTCAACATCTTCTGGTACAACAAGTTCCACTAACTCGGGAACACAATCGTCCACATCAAGCGGGACAAGCACTTCTACATCTTCTGGTACGCAATCATCCACTAATAGCGGAACGTCATCGTCTACATCAAGTGGAACCAACAGTTCTACATCAAGCTCTACAACATCTTCCACAACAAGCTCTACGTCCTCTGGAACCACCAGTTCCACCAATAGCTCTACATCTAGCTCGACTAATAGTGGAACAACGTCTTCAACTAATAGTGGTACGTCAAGTTCAACCTCTAGCTCTACCTCCTCCTCGACCAATAGCGGAACAACCAGTGGAACAACTTCTTCAACATCTTCTGGAACAACATCGTCAACCAATAGCGGAACTAGCAGTGGCACAACTAGCTCTACCTCTTCAGGAACCAGTACTTCAACTAACTCTGGCACCACCTCGTCTACAGCATCTTCAACAAGTTCGGGTACAACATCATCTACTAATAGCGGAACATCATCTTCAACACAGAGTTCAACATCTTCGGGCACCACATCTTCTACTAATAGTGGAACCACAAGCTCCACCAATTCGTCTACACAGTCTTCGACGGCCAGCGGTACATCTAGCTCTACAAATAGTTCCACTTCAAGCTCCACTGGTTCTGGAACACAAAGCTCCACTTCAAGCTCCACCTCTAGCTCAACTGGTTCTGGAACACAGTCATCCACAAGTTCCTCAACTCAGTCATCCACAAGTAGCGGAACCACCAGTTCTACAAATTCATCAACAACCAGTTCCACTAATTCTTCCACATCCTCCTCCACGAATAGTTCAACGCAAAGTTCTACATCTTCTTCGACAAGTAGTTCGACAGGAAGCGGGACAACATCATCCACTTCTTCGGGGACGCAAACATCAACCTCTTCAGGAACTAATAGCGCCACCAATAGCTCGACATCCTCGTCCACTGGTAACGGAACCACTAGCTCAACGTCTTCGTCAACAACAAGTTCCACAAATTCTGGAACAAACACATCAACCTCTAGCGGGACATCTTCTTCTACGAACGAGTCCACTTCGCAGAACTCAACCATATCTCGCGGTAAGTCCATCTTTAATTTGACAATACCCAAGTGCCTGCGTAGTAATATCAATGTAACATTACCAAGCGGTGACTCATTTACCATTCCAGCAACCAGACAAACTGATCTTAGTTGGGGAGAATATGTGGAAGTAGCCCGTCAAAGCGAACATTGGAAACAGGGTATTTGGATTACCGAAATAACAGAAATATATTTACCAGAGCTTTAATATGGAAAAATCAAACAAAAAGACAGCAGATAGCCCAAAGTATCAAATTCTTATTGCAAGACACAACGAGAAAATTGATTATCTTAACTATTTGCCAAAGAGGGAAAATAGAAATTATGAAGTAATCGTTAGTAACAGTGGCGACCCAAAAGACCAATTCTCTTGTGACAGAACAATTGTACGCGAGAACGTGGGAAGAGAGGCTGGACACTATTTAAATTTCATGGCCTCAGAGTACGAAAACATGGCCCCAACAGTTGTTTTTATTCAAGCTGGATGTTTCGCGCATTTTAATACCATTGAACCAATACTAGAGCTTTTTTATGGGGCTCCCGAATTCCCATTCCCAATGAGTTTTTTGGGCACGGAATCTGTAGTTGGAATTGAGAGTGTTCCAAGATGGTCTGAGGCCGAGCATATACTTAAAACAGCTTGGCAAGACGCAAGCTGGAACAAACCAATCAAAGGCAAGCCTTGGGTAATTGGAGGCGGGGCACAGTTTTACGTCAAAAAAGAAATTCTTATTAAAAGACCTCCAGAACATTATTTAAGAGCCATTGAATGCGCCAGAGATCCAGACTCAAAACTCGCACATGTTCTAGAGTTTCATTGGCCCAACATGTTTGATCTTTCCTGCCTTCATTAGAAAAACACAAAAGCTTAATTATGGAACAAAAAAAATACAACGTACTGCTTGCGACACACTCAGAAGATCTTGATTGGTTGAGATATCTTCCCAAAGAAAGAGATTACAACATTATTGTTTCCAACAGCAATGGGGTGAAAGATGTCTTTAATGCCGATTTGGTTCTAAATAGGGAGAATTACGGTCGGGAAGCAGGCCACTACTTTCATTACATGGTTGAGTTTTATGAAAGCTTGCCAGAAATAACCATGTTTGTGCAGGGTGATCCTTGGCCTCATGCTGCTGCTGGAAATTATACAATTTCGCTAATGGAGGTTCTTTTTGGAACGCCCGAATTCGTGTGGCCAATTACTTATCTTGGAAAGCAGTATTCACCAAGCAAGCTCCTCTCTGGAGAGGATTCAAGACAGGCAAAAGCGATTAGGGCTGGAATCGGGGATCTTCCCATAGGACAAGGAATACCAATCAGTATTGGTGCCAATTTTTACGCAAGGAAGGATATCATCCTTTCTCGCCCAAAAGAAGTTTATCAAAGCTTTTTGAAATACGCAGCAGACAAAACGATATACCCAGATGATCCTTATTACACGTTGGCACACGATCTAGAAGGCGTTTGGGGCGGCGTGTTCCAACATTCATCTGGAAAACGTGCCATCTAATGAGCGACATTCTTTCTGGTGGCGTAATTGATGATTCAACATCAGGCCCAATTCCATCCAATCTGGATGATCGGAAAAGGGACATTATTGCCGAACAGAAAGAAGCCCAGAGGCAAGACGCTATAGGTGGAACAGAAGTTCCACCAACCCCAAGTCAGCCGCAACAAATTCCAGAGCCACCACAGGTAGCACCACCGCTACCCGTAATACCATCGTTTGAATTTAACATCCCTGCATCGTTGGCAGAGGAAACAAGAGAGGTTGCCAGACAAGCAACCATTGACGTTATTAAAAACGTCACAATTAACGGCCAAGGCCCATCCATTGAAGGCTCCACAATCTCCTTCAACATACCTCAAGAAAGGCCAGCAAATGAGGTTTTTGTTTTTCAGGGGATCGCCATACCACAATCGCAACTTTCTCAAGTAACTCAACCACAAATCCAGCAACAGCCAACGATTCAATTAGATAGAAATCAAGAAATACAATCTGTTACAGTATCTTCTCCGCAGGCAGTACGGGTTACAACGGAGCAAACTCAAGAACCCCAAGTAACAATTCAAGAAAGTCGCAGTGCAGAAATCAAAGCCATTCCTGCTGCCACAACTCAGGAAGAGGCTGTACAGCCAGAAATTCAAAAAATATCGACTGCCCCCCTTGTCGAAGCGGAATCCATACCTTTACAGGAACCCACTGTCCCACAATCACAGTCAGCCGAACCAAGAAGTGAGTCCATTGGGGAAAGGCAAGTTAGGGAAAACAATGAAAGGGCAGCAAGAAACAGAGAAATAAGGAGTGCCCTCGGATTGGGTGAAGCCTCGCCTTTTGATGAACCTCCAGAAGTTGTACCCAGAGAAACAGTTCCTATCGGGCAAAAACAAGACATAGAGAACAATGAAAGAGCCGAAAGAAACAGAGAAATAAGGAGCAATCTTGGACTTGGCAATGAATCACCATTAGATAAATACGAGGGAGTTTCTTTTGGAGAAAGGCAAGATGCGGAACTTTCTGAAAGAAGAGAAAGAGATAAAAAAATAAGAAGAGATCTTGGATTGGGTGAAATTTCTCCCTTTGACGAAGAAACGGATGTAGCCAAAGGCTTTAAAGCAGCCGAAGAAAGATACCGCCAAAGAATAGAAAGTGGCCCCAACTTTGACCGCGAATCAGATGTGCGTCAAAAAGGCGAAAGATATAGTGATTTTAAAGAGAGGCAAGAAGCCCTAAAAGAAGAACGCTCCGAACGCGCCGAAGCAGTAAGAGAACGGGCCGAACTCCAAAAAAGACTTAAAGATGGTGGAATTGCAGAAACCCCTAGTGGCATGGTTCCAGTTGCTCTTACGAGGGCAGATGGACAAAAAAGGATTCTGGCCTACCTCTCTTCGGAATTTGTTGGTGTTGTGGAGGGTGGTGAATCCCAAGATAGAATAACGAGCTTACCAGCAGAAGGTGACTATTATGAAGCTGGTGGAGGCGGTGCCCCTGATCATCCTTGGAAAATAAGAATTAGAACCATACCAGAAACAGAGCCCCCAGAATATGAATATATGGTTGTAAGTGGAAAACTTTATACTGGTATAGGGGGTTGGGACAGCGTTGATGTTGAAGGTCTCAATGAATGGAAATCGGCGCAAGAAGGTAACGTGATTCTTTTTGGAGAAGTTACAAATGGAGAATGTTCAGCCGCCTCAATAAAATTTGAAGAAACACTCCCAGATCGTATTAAATACAATGATTTGGATCAGGAAGAATTCAATACTGTGATTGGATATCTATTTACATATGAAGGAACGTTTTCCGTTAAACAAGATGCGTTCCAAAATTTCACATTGACACAATTCTGTGTTGATTCAAAGTCAGCAATATACCCAATTTCGACTTAATGGGCAAAACTTCACATATTAAATATTTTAATGATTGTTCCACGGTAGCACCTTATCCGCCAAAGGGCACAGGTGGCACCATAGTTGGAACTGGGGATTATGAATATTATTGTATAAAACTACCAATTCCTGCTTGTCTTAGACTTTTTTGGGGTGTTAAAAAGTGGAAATTATCTTATGATTATGATTTTCATATACTAATAGATGATGAATCCACAGATGATTCAAACGGATATTTGCTTGGAAGCGAGATAACTGGTTCTGGAAGTGTTGAACTTGTAAGTGGGGATGGATATAGTACGTCTAATCTAAATTATATACATCTTCTTTCAGAAAAAGAAACTGATCTTTTCTGCAAAAACATAGAGCCAGAAACTAACGTATTGGATTATGGTTGGGATTATCCAGTAACCTACACCCGCAAGATCATTAAAAACGAAGGAACGGAAGAAGAACCAGAAATCGTCACAACAGTTGACGAGCTTCAAGACAATTTATACGCAGCATTTGGCAGCGGTGGGGGTAGCCAGCAAGAGTTTTTTTCAAGGTTTTCAGAAACAGAAGATCCTTCAAATGAATTTTGGGTTAGCTTGATATTAACTCTAAGCGTTGGATTTAGTGCTGGGTATAGCCAATTTGACACACCAACCTTCAATATAAGCAGAAGTACAACAGCCACGCTTAAGTTTCTTAACTACCAAATTCCAATTGAATTAGGAGCCACGAGCCTTCCAAGCTACGTTTTAAAATCTGAGGTTTCTAATGTTATTTTAGAACCCTATGAATGGTGGACATATGATGGAAAATATGATTCAGAAACTGGGCTTGAAAATTAAACTTTCGGCCTGACAAATACCATTTCTCTGGTTTTGCCACCGTAATTAATTTTTCTCTTGGTTGATTCCACCATATCTTTAGAGATAAGGTCGAACATTGCCTGTCTTGAAAGACCAACCTCTTTGGCGGCTTGAATGGCAAGCTTCCATCCCTCTGCCTCCATATTTTCAATAGTGGTCTTGGTTCGGGCTTCTTTGAAAGAGTCCCAGACACTATCCCAAGATGGGACTACAATTTTAGGAGAGGAGCCTTTTGTTCTTCCAGATGTGCTATGATGGGTTGCCATGTGTATGTTCCTTTGTTTACTTGAAATACGAGAAATCCGAAGTCTACTACGCCAGTGCATCGTCTAGCCCCGAAACGTGAACCAAATCCCTGAAGAGCAGGGGTGGTGATGGCCAGCCAGTCTGGGCCTCCCGCGAAGTTGTGGTAATGGACATGGGAGCGGATAAAGATGTCTCCCTTGGGCTGTAGCTCTTTTTCAGACCATATGAGGTTCCATAGGCGATCTCTGGCAACTCCGCTATGCCGACCATGGGGAATGCCGCTGGAGCCCGCTGGGTGGTGTTTAAGGTCAAATACAACACCTTCTACCTCCACCCACTCATGTTCTCCGATTGTGGCGTCTACGCGCTCTGCAATAATGTTCTCCCAGTCTTCTGAATCACCCGTATGGTAGGGAGTTCCCCTAGTGATAACAATCTTGCAGTTTTTGGATTTCGGGATTTCGCGGATGATTTTTACCGCCATGTCACACTGCTCTTCCATGTCGGTGGTGATTTGTTCCGTTCCTCCAGACTTCTTGCCCGTTCCGTCCACAAGATCCCCGTTAATAAAGATGATATCGTAGGGGCCGTTTTTGCGGATGTTCTGGCTATACCAGTTGTAGTAGGCTTTGTTGGCATTGACCCAGCGTGACCGCTCTTCGGCTGGTTCTTCTGGGAGGTAGCCTTTCGGGGTTAACCCTACTTTGTGGCCGCAGTGGAAGTCCGATAGGACTGCTATTTTTTTGCTCATAGAGAGGTTGCTTGGTTACAGAGATCTAAACACCGCGCATAGCCGCAGATATCGGCCACGCTGTCACGATGGCGCGGTGAATTGGTGAGTCTGGAAAGCTTGACCGCAATCATGCACATGGCGATTTGTTGCGGGGTCACATTGGTTCCAAGAATAGCTCCCCACATCTTGGCTTGTTTGGTAAAGTCTTCAATGGGGCTTCCGTAGTCGGTTTGGCGATCATAGGAAGTAAGGCGCTTGGCAATGTCGCACACATCTTCTTTGTCCAATCTAACCATAGACGGGTAGAGACGCAAGGGTTTTTCTAGCCATTGTGCTACGGCGACCTCCGCTCTTGCTCCTTTGGACTTCTCCCACTTGGGAAGAAGTACCAACTCATCGCACTCAAAGACTGCATCAATATCCCTTCGGGCACAGTCCTCGATAAACTTGCTGTCCATTTGAGAGTTGTGTGGATCTAGTCCTAGCTCTTGATCCATTCTTGCGGGGTTGATCACTTTATGCCCTGCTTTCAGTAGGGTTTCTTCGGCCTCAAAGAATGCAGGATGATTAAGGTTGGGATGTGAGCGCATAGGCCCACAGATGTATACTGTAGTCATAGGTGTGTGTTGTGGTTAGTGGATTTGGATGCCGTAGTCGGCAATCAGATCGTAAAGAGTTTTCCTAACTTTTTCAATAGTTGTGCTATCCCAATCGGGATGAGAATTATGGCGAAGATGAGAGCGTAACTCATTGTCAAAATTGTCAAGAACAGCGCGAAAATCCCCTGCCTTGCAAGCATCTTCAAACTCCTGTCGCTCTTCTGGAAGGGTGAAGGATAGAGATCCATTAGCCATTGTATTAGGAGTCTTTGATAATCTTCTTCAAATCCCCGTCATCTAGATCGTCATCCCCCTCGTCCTCTTCTTGCCCGTAGAGGATGTCATGGATATTGGATACAATGCCTTCGATGGCGTAATCATTGCCGAACTTGAGGAAAGCGTTTTTGGTTTCGTGGCCGTCTTGAAATGTGGCAACGACAAAACCCGAATCAAAGTATTCAACAAGATCCTTGGCCAATTTGTCCAAAACTTCTTGCAGTCTTTTGTCATGGGAAGCCATGAGTTTAGTCGATTTGTTCGCGGCAGTTCTTGCATGTCTTGATTACTCCGACATGCTTGATCACGGTTTGTTCAATATTTTTTGAGCCGCAATAGGGACATTCTCTGAATTCGGGCTTGCGGTAGGTCTTTTTCTTTCGGGGACTGGGCTGCTCTTTCATTTAACTTTCGACTGATTGATTCTGATGTAACACCTTGCCAAAGAATGGTTTCTGCTCTTGAGCCAAACGCCGTCACCAGAATCACTGTCTCTGGTTCCGCGCTGGTTTGTATTGCCCTCAACACAGTCAAACATTGTTTTGCTTGTGGCCACCACAATTCCCGTATGGGAGAAGTCAAAGACCGCAATGTCCCCGACCTTGGGAGCCTTGGTATTGTAGATGACTTGGGTGGTATTCGGGCGCTTCTTGGCCCATTCAATCAGTCCGAAAGCGGCGGCAGTCCTTGGACGCCACTTGCTGGGGGTCATGGTCTTCAGACCAAGCCAAGACACAACTTCCTTGTCGTTGAGCCACTGAGCCACACACCAATCAACAAACGCAGCACACCATGGCCAAGCTGCTGGTGCTAAGTTAGTTGCAGCTTGATACTCGCGGATTTTCTTGCCGCGATTGTTCCCACCAACCTCTTTAACTCCGACTTGCGAAAGCGCAATGTCTGCAAGTTTTTTTACCATTTGCACTGCCTCTTGCCAATATCCCAATTTCTAGAAATCCGCTCTACCTCCGATTCGGTAGGACTTGGCAACCTTTCCATCATGGCCCCGCTTGATTTGGATGCCAATTTTGAGGGAACTGAATAGACGGACAAAGAAACTTCTGCGATCTTCTTTAGGGGGGCTTGGGACGAGTATTGCTTTGAGGGTTTCATAAGATAATCTCATTTCTTTTTACGGCGAACGGGCTTCTTGATAGCGATAGCCCGACGAACTTCGGTGTAAGTAATCGGCCCAGCCACTCCGTCCTCGTCAGTATGAACCAAGGCTTGGATCTTCTTAACACCCCTGACATTCACTTCGTTGGTAACGTAGTTAACGATAGAGATGAGGAGAGCCACAATGAAGCCAGTAAGACTGACCTGATCAACGGACTCTGCCAATTTGGGATCAACCATAGCAAGGCGAGAAACAATCGCGGCAACCACCATGGCAATGAGGGGGGTAATGACTCCGCCCAGCTTGCTAACCAGAAATGCGAGGATTTTATCTTTCATTTGGTTATTGCTCTAACTTGTAGCGTTGAACCGCCGATTCAACTGTAAAGCGAATCAGGGACTCCGAAGCACTAACACCCTGCTTTTTGGCAGCAGCAGTGAGCTTCTTGACTGCGGCCTCGCGCTTTTCGGCTCCCGTTTTATCGGTAGAGGCCAGTGATTGTACGATCTCCAAGGCAATCGGAAGCAAGACTGCTACCGAAGAGGAAGCAATTTCCCGAAGGACAGGAAGGAAGAAGTTAAAGACATTGGAGGTAATCCCCCAGATTTTGGCAAAGAATGATTTCATAGATTTAAAGCTAGACTAGAATCCCTTGGATTTCAAGTAATCTTCGATTCTTTTTGTGCGCTCGTCAATGCGGGCTAGGGTCTCGGATCTCTCTTGGTTCTCTTTATTAATCATTTCAATCCGCGCATCCTGTTTGGCGTCATTGTTTTGGATGTGCCTCATTTGTTCTGGTAGAACAATCCACCCATTAAGTGCCGAAAACAGAGTAATCATAAGCGCAATCCCTGCAACCAATTCGCTCATCGTAAGTTTTACTCCGCGCTCCATACCCCTGCGTCTTGGAATGTCTTCAATACTCATAGTGCTACACGTTGGTTGGTGTCAAAATTGGAACTGGTGCATATTCTCCATTATCTTCCCACAAGCTTGCTTGCCATGGAAATTCAACGTCATCAGATGCAAGATAGGCCACTTCTGCAGCTTCGCCTGAATATATAACCCAAGAACCACCGTTCCATTCAATATAATTTGATTCATAAATATATTTGGCCTTACCTTCGTTTTCTCCGTCTAAAACATAAGTTGCATTAACGGATTCTATTCCAGCGCCAGAAACAATTACTGCATTGTAGGTTGTTGGTGTGGCTATGCTGGTAATAATTGAAGCCACCTGATAGCGCCAAGGCCAGTTGATATAGGTGGCTAGGTTTGCGGGGTTACCCGTGTCTCCGCGATAGGCGGCGGCGATATGCCCCAAAGCCTGCTTCTCACTCCAGTCAATAGTCCCAAGGCTCGACCCCGAAACCGCATCATAGATGGCCTTCCACACATATTGTTTAGGAAGAGAGATGTAATCTGCTTCGCTTCTTGGTGCGCCTGCGGCTACGGCGATCTTGGCCCAGAGATAGCGTTCTGGGAGGGTGACGTAGTTAGCGACCGACCCCGAACCCAACTCATTTACCAGCCATTGGGCAAGCATGTACCTTCGGGGCTGATCCGCCGCCGAAGCAAACACCGCATCTAAAGTAGGGAGAGCCATAGCCTATGGTCTCCGTCCTTTAAGCCATGCCCATGATACGCTCACCCATGCCAGCCATCGGGGACACGCCCGCTTCCATTTCGTCAGCAGCCTCATCCTCCATCTCGTCTTCGTCTTCGGCCTCTTCAGCCGCAATCTCGACGCCAGCCAACATGGTGGGAACCAGCGAATCTCCGTCAACACGGAAGGTTACAAGCTCTTCAAAGGTGTCGCCATCAGCAACATCTTCAGGCAGGGTATAATCAGTCGGTATAGTTAGTTTCATAATTGTTATTCTCTCCTCATAGAGCTTGCCTTAGATTTTACTCCAAGGCAAGCCTTGATGAATAGAGACTAACTAATTACGCGAGGTAACCGTAGCCGCTGCCCGTGGGGCAAGTAACCAGATCGCTGGCGAGGTTGCAACGGAGATGCAAGATGTAGTATCCCCACTGAGGGAAGATCTGCTTCACCGCGCAAGCCATCTTGGCGCGCCAGTAACCGCTGTTTTTGTCGGGGTTACAGTTCTTATCGTACTCGTTGATCCAGCGGAAGTCTCCGCGATAGTTCTGAGCATCATAGACCAGTTTGCCGACTTTGAGGTTCGGGTTCGGGACAAGCCACTCCATCGCCTTCGGGTGGAAAATAACCGTGGAGGTGTATTTCGCAGCCTTGTAGGCGGGGTTGATGATGTACTTGTTCTTGCCGTTGACGGACGCACCGCCCGAAATATACGGAAGGACTTCGGTGAAACCACCAGAACCGTTGTCGTTGAAACGCTTCGGGAACGGGCGGCTATGGAACACGAATCCACCGTAGGACTTACGGGGCAGGAGCGAGGAGCCGTTGGCACCAAGCAGATCGTTGACGCGATCACTCCAGCGGATGTCCTGACGAACATCGTCGTTGAGCTTGATCAGGTTCTCAATCGTGGCGCGTTCAGCGAACACGTTGAAAACAGGCGAGCCGTCATCGGTCACCGCATCACCGTCATCGCCAGCGTTGTCCTGATAGAGACGATCATAGAGTTCACGAAGAACACCCATCGTCATAACGGACGTAGGAGCGGGCAATGCGCTGGTGAAGCCGCTGGTCGAAGTGGACTCAGAGAGGCCAGGTTCCACAGAGACCTTGGTCGAGAAGGCGAGGTAGTCATTGTCATAACGCTCGATCCACTCTTTGTTGACGTTGTCGGCGAGGATCTTGATGTAGTTGTTGACATCATCAATCGGGAAAGCCGAAGTACGAACGTCTTCCAAGCAGATCCAATCGGATTCGATGGCCTGATGGCGGAGCTTGAATTCCTTCTGGTCGAAGGCATAGCTGACAGTCTTAACGGGAGCCAAGCAGGAGTTAAGCTCGCCAGAGACGCCAGTGACGCCGATATCTTCCCATCCGCTGCCAACGGCAACAGTGCGCTGGGCGATGGTGTTTTTGACAATCGCGCCCATATTGTCGGGGAAAGCCGACTGGGTCACGAAACGGAGGTAGGGATCTTTATAAAGACCCAAGCGATGAGTGCCAAGAGCAATACGTCCAGTCTCGCGTTGAAACTGATCAGAAATGCTTTCGCACGAAGTAGCAACAGGTGCTGACATGATATTATTTCTTTCTATTTAGTTTAAGGGTTAGGTTTGATATCAAGGCATAGAATGCCCGTCTATCGGTTAAGTTTCTGGGCCGCGACCAGAGATTTACGGCTACAAATTTTGAAGGCTAACCAGCCAGCGAGGTATCCGCGACCAACTCGGATCTAAGTCTTGGTGGGACGTTATTACATTTCCCCTATATTGTCAAGAGGGAAAAATTTATCGCCGCCCCAAAAGCGTTTTACCGAAGTTCATCAGGCTATCGGCGTCTTCATCATCGCCAGAATCTGATTCGATTTCAGTCGCTTTTCCAAGGGAGGGGGTGGCTCCAACCAAGCCATCTAGCTGAATCTGGAGTTCTTTGATCTTGGCGTCTTTTTCGGCGCTCATCCGCTCTACCTGTGAGGTATAGTGGTTGATGGCGCTTTCAAGGAATGGAACGACAGCCGCCCGTGCGAGGATGGCGCTTCGGTCTTCAACGCTCAAGCGATCCAGATTGGTCTCTGCGGCGTTTTTCTTGGCGCTGCGGATGCTGCTATTCCACTCATCCTGTCCGTCGATTTCCCGAAGGAAATTGTAACGATCCTCCAGATTCGTCCAAGTCTTGGCCGTGAACGCCTTCTGGAGCCGTTGATCGTTCTCAATAAATTCCTGTTCAGATTGGGCTTTGCGGGCATTTTCGGCCTCGGCAAGGGACTCTGCTTCACTTTGGAAGCGCTCATGGTACTGAGCAAGTTCGTGGTATTTATCGGCCATCTTGACGATGGACAACTGTTCCATGCGCTTAAAGTCGCTGGTCAGATCCTCCAAGGAGTCGATGCGTTTACGAGCATCGGGCTCACTGATGGCTTGCCAGAGCTTAGAAAAGTCTGCGTCATTAGCCTCTGCGATGGCTTTCAAATCGCCCTGAAGGCCGCTGAGAGGCTTTTTGATGGTTTCGACGTATTCGGGGCTTCGCTCAAAGTTCGCCGCCTTTAGCTCGCGATTAAGCTCTGCCATACGAGTTTTGTAGCTCTCTAGCTCTTCCTGAAGGCTCTTGACTGTTTCGCCCTCATATTTGCCCACCCTCTCTTTGGTGGCGTCCAATTCGGCCTTCAAGCGATCCCGCTCCTCGCGGGCCTTTTTCATTTCGCTTTTGATCTCTTTCCAGCTTGAGACACCCTTCTCGGAATCATCACCTTCGGGTTTGTCAGAAACGGGCTTATCGGCAAAGTGGGGATTTAGCGGGAGATCGTCATCTGAAGTATTTTCATTTGATTGTTCGCCAGTCTCCTTAGACGAGGCGCTTTTGGTAATATCGGCAACTACTTTCTCCGTCTCTTCCTTGGTTGCCTTGGCCTTGGGCTCCGCTTTAACGGGAGCTTTTTTCTCCGCCTTGGGAGCCTCTTCTTTCGGGGTTTCGGCAACAGGTTGCTCTTTCGGGGTTTCGGTTGCAGGCGCTTCATTGGGTTGAGCTTCAGGAGTTGGTTCGGCGTTGGCCACTCCAAAAATGGTTCCAGCGAAGTCTGCTTCACCCGTAAGGGCGGAATTGAGTATATTAGCCATAAGTTATATTAGTTGGTTTCTTCTGAAATTATATGAGAGAAGGGCTCTGGCAAGTCAAATTTAGGTTTATTTACCTGTCCCTGACCCAAGGTATCAATGATATCCAGAACCTCTTGACTGCCCTCATAAAAACCCGCGCTCTTAATGAACACTGGCGACAGATCAAACCCTTGGGCCACAGGACTGCTACTCCGCCTTGGGCGCATTCGCTTAGATATGAACTTAAGCCCTTTTTGCATATGGGGCATTGCCCAAGTTTTGGCCCATTCACGCGAGTCCTGATCTGTCCAATCCATTTGTTATACTGACTACTATACTCGGAATTTAATTCTGTCTAGTAGTTTTTTAAGCCCCTGTTGCCAAGGGAGGTCGGCCAGCGGGCCTTGCCGTTTTCTCAAGAATAGAACTGCGGGTTTTAAGATCATTAAGGGCCATCTGCTGGCGAATAGTCTCCATCTTCTGCTGATGGGTTTCTTGGTTCATCATGCGTTTTTCCTGCATTTCTGCCAACTTGAGTTGCGCTTTTTGCATTTCCATCTCCATCTTGGGATCAATCTGTCCCTGCGGCTGTTGCCCAGCTTGCATGGCCTGTTCTTGTGCTTGGCTCTGTTGGGCCATCATACGATTGATGACCTGTTGCTCAAGCTCATCGACATAAGCAGTGAGGTTTTGGATTTGGCGTTTGAGTTCGCGGACTTCCTGTGCCCTAAAACTATTGTTGGAGAAGAAGACAAGGTGTTCGGTCACATGGTCAGAAGCGGGGCGCAAGATCTGCATTGCCTGCTCGTCAGGAATCTGTTGTTGGCGATGGGCCTCAATAATTTCGGCAATCATCGGGATATGAGCCTCAATGTGAACAGCGTGGTTCTGGCTATCGTGAACTATCTGCGGAATACCTTGACGGAGGTTGCCGTTCTCAAGGTTGGCGATATCAAAGTCAACCACACGGCGCGGGCCTTTGTCAGACACAAAGAGATTAACCTTCTGCCAACCCACACCAGAGATGCCAGCAATGACGGAACGCAGGGTGTTTTCTTTGCCCTTCTCGTCCATCAAGGAATAAAGTTCCATCAGTTGCTTGCTCGCCATTTCGGTCATTACGGGGCTTCCGTCACCCATGGCGCGGAATGCTGTAACCTTAAGGAACTGACGCATACGCTCAATAGAAACTCCTCGACGCGCACAGCGGCGGCGGAATTCAAGGGCAAGTTGCCCACCCTTGTCGTTGGCTGTAAGAAGGGGATTGACGGCCCTGCGGTATTGTTCGGTCAAAAGCTTATTGTACGGAGTGTAGAAGAGTTCCAATGCGGCGGCGTTGAGCGTAGACTCTTGGCGGGCCTGCTGGACAACCTCTGTCGCAGAACGGGCTTGGCCGTCTGGAGTGGCCTGACGCGAACGATAGCTGCCCGTATTATTCTGAAGCACTTGGCTCATCAGATTGTATACGGGAAGACCCTGAGTGGCAATCGAAGGCGGTTGAAGTTGGATTGGGGTCAGTCCACTAGGGATGAATGTATAAGGCCCGACCTCAATATATTGAAAGTCTTGGATGGCTTCGGCGTCACCCTGCAACTGGATGAGTCCAGAGGTAATGGCAGCTTGGGCCGATTGACACAGAACCCTGTTGGAGATCTGGATCTGATTGTAAATCTTTTGTTTGAGTCCGCGAATCGTGTGGAATGTACCCTGTCCAACTCCATAGGTGAAGATGACGAAGCACTGATTTACGTTACCATAGCGGGAATAACGCTCGTAGAGGAAGTCCGAAGAATCACGGGAACCGATAAGTTGGGTAAACTTTCCATCGAATTCGCGGTTGTAACCGTAGATTAGCTGGGCGCGGTGATAGGCCGATTCTCCTGCATAGAGGTCATTCTCTTTAATCTCGCGCTCAAAGTCTTCCCAGTGAGCAGTGTAATTTTTCCACTGGTCTCGCTTGGTCGAAGCCTTCCAGATTGCCTGCTTTACGGCATTGAGGTTCCAACCAAGTTCTTTCGCGGCTTTGGGATTGCGGATGTAGCGGTAAAGTTCACTCACACTCATGGAGCGTTGAACAATTCCAACCTCGATAGCCTCATCTGATACTTTTGTATCACGGGCTACTTTAAAATCTTTGAGTCCGCAAGGCTCCCAAAAGATGGAGCGTTCGTCGGGCCACATGGCTACCCCGACTCCGTCACCCACAAATTCGCGGGAAAGGAGTTGCATATTGTAGGCGTGGTCGCTCCACTCCTTAAGCATCCAATCAAACTCTTCAGAGATAATCTCAGAGTCCTCGTTGGAATCTCCACTATAAGAGTCCATAATGACATTAGCAATGCGGGGCACCCCGTTCTGGAGTTCGATATACGGAGCCAATGCGGATTCCATGATGGCATTTGCCTCTCCGAAGTTGGCGTTAACCACATGGGTTAGTCCCTTGGATTTAAGCTCTTCGGCGTCATATGGCGCTTCGCCATTGACTAGGGCTTGAGCCCGCGCCCGAAGATAGGCCGCATCTTCATCTTGTTCGATATACTTATCTGCAATGGAGATAAGATTGTCGGAGGATTTGATCCGCTTTTTCGGGGGACTCCCACTCTCTGGTAGATTTTCCAGTTCTGCGTTGCCTGTTGCCATTAAAGTAGAAAGTGTAAGGTGTTAAGTCTATTGTGTCCAGCCAGTAATAATACCATTGGAGATAGACACTGTATTGGTGTTGGTTGCGGCGTCAACGAAGGTTACGTTGGTGGTGACCCCGTTACCGAGGCCGAGGTTGGTGCGGGTCGTGGCCGCGTTGGTGGTGTTGTCAAAGCTGATTGCTCCGTCGATGCGGGTGTCGCCGCCAAGCTGAACGCGAGCGGCGGCAGATGAAGCGAAAGATCCGCCAATGATCACGCCGTTTGTGACCGATTGAAGCACATGAAAAGAAGGCGAATGGTTTGCATACATCTCAAATTTATTTTGCTTGGCAAAAAAAGCCATTGTGCTGGCCGAGTTGATAAACTCCAAATGTGCATATGTTCCGCTGTTAGTTGCCATGTTGCGTATTTGCATAGTCGATCCTGCGGCGGGATTGGCAAAATCCACCGTGAAAGCGTGTGTAGCGTTAAATCCCAAATTTGTAGTTTGAACGGTGAATGGATAATAAGATCCACCGTAACCAAGAACTGGATTTGTTTGGCTTCCAACAAACATCAGCGGGCGGAATTGAGTGCCATCGGCGCTGTCCACGCGAAAATACATTTCGGCAACGGTGCGCGGCGGATTATTGGTGTTTTGCTCAAAGTTGTATTCGTTTTCCAAAACAAGAGACACAGAACCAAAGTTGGTGTTTTTTCTGGTGAAATTGTTGCCATCCGCAGTCGGTTGAATGTTTTGCCCCCACACCCCCTGCGACCAGTTTGTTTGGTTGATGCCAAACCATAGGTTAGTCGCATGGCGACGAGAAAAAGCCAGCATGCTTCCATCTCCTACACCGTCAGAAGTTTGCCAAAACAGTGTTGGGATGTTTGTGGTGTCAGATCCTTTTATCTGAATGTTTTTTAAGAAGGTCAGACTGTTCGTATTAGTTGGGGTAAATACCACCTGATTATTGCTGACGCTGTATCCAAGGCTCTTGATGGTCTGGCCGTAGACACCGACTCCCAGAATCCCAAATATAAGTGTAAGTGCTAGTTTCTTCATGGTAATACCTCTGTTAGCGGGGCTCCGTCTGTGTCGATTCGGAGTCGGCGTCTGACCCCGTTGGAATCCCGAAAGATAATCCCCTTGGAGGCACTAGTGATCTCAATGTCATCTGATCCCACCTTGAAGGCAGCATCGTCTCCCTCCGCATAGGTTCCTGCGGTGGTTCCCGCCACTACGGGCTGGGGGTAATATGCAGATAGGTTAGCCATAAGGATATTATGTTTTGGGGTTCGGAGTCTCGCCATCCGTCAACTGCTTCTCAATGGATACCGCCACTGGTAGAAGTTGTGATGCGGCATTGAGTCCGCCCGCCTTGGTCGCAATGTCCAAGCACTGCATGACGATCTTAGCCTGCTCTTCGGTGAGGGTGACTTGCTTATTCATTTGCGGGAGCCTCCTGTTGCGCGGCGAGGTAAGCCTGTGTCGCGGGAATCGCGGCCAGCACTGCCTCAAACGCGGCGGCGAGTTCAGGAACCGCTGCCATGATTTCGGGCGTCAACGGCGCGGTCATCTTTTGGACGAGGCTTCCGTTCGCCAGTTCGCCGTCTTGCGTTGAGGGAAGCAACTCCACGTTGATGCTGCCAGAATCAGTCGTCGGCTGGATGGCGTTGAGCGCGTAAACGTGCAGGCGGTCGTAGACCTTGGCGGCTACGGGTTCCGTGGTGATGGGATTAGGGTTAGTTAGCATAATCGTTAGGCCGCAACGCACAGCACTTTGTATGCCGTGCCAGTGGCGTCAAATAAGGTCATCGTGTGGGTGGCTGTCGGTGTCTCGGCCACGGCATTCTGGTGAATGCGGAGTTCGCCTTGTATTGGCGCAAAGTCGCTATCGTCCGCGAGACGAGATTGGAGAACGGTGCTACTGCGCTTCAGCGCGGGAAAGCTGCTACTGGTTCCGCCAAATTGGACGCGGTTGAAGTCGGTATTTCCGTTATTAGTTAAACGCAACACTCCGTCTCCAGTTGCCTGCAAGTTTGCCGAGTGGTTTGAGGCCGTAGCAGAGTAGTATTGAAACACCAATCCCTGCCGCGTCTGGATTTGACCCGTTGAGGTAAAGGAAAGCCGCGTCACCCCATCCGTCTGAAGCTCCAGCCCCCTCGCCGTCCCTCCGCCCGATCCCTTCTCCGTGCCGAGGATGGCGACATTGCTTGCCCAAGCCAAACGTAGACGTTCGTGGTTCGTGGCGTCCGTGTAGGTGTTGTATATTCGGAAGGTTTGGGCGTTGGTGCTGCGGCGTTGGGCGAGCGTGTCGGAAGCCCCGTCTCGTAGAAGAGCAACATCTCCTCCTGCTGTTCCCGATGCGGTAGCCAAAAACTCTAACGATGCACCAATACCTAATGTGTGCTGAAAATTTAATCCAACGCCCGAGCCTGTGCGTGTGCGAGCCGTCCACGTTAGCCCGCTCGTGCCGCCAGTGATAAGAGTTGCACCTGTGTTTGATTCGCCGCGCCTAATTGCAAATACCTGCCCCGCATCAAGATTGATATTGAAGTAAGAGCTTGCACTGGCGCTTGCCGTATTGGTCAACGCAAGGTTTAGCCCAGTAAAAGTCGTGCCACTGGCATTCCAAGTCTGCGCCAATGTAAGCACAGGCGCGGACGCCGTGATCGTGCCGTTGTTGGCGGTGAGTGTGGTGAATGTGCCTGCCGCTGGCGTGGTGGAGCCGATGGCGGGCGGGGCGGCGAAGTCGGAGGTAAGGGCGAGGGTTCCGCTGGCGTTGGGTAGCTGGTAGTTGCGGCTGGCTGAAAGAATATCCGAGCCAGCCGTAAGCGATGCCACATTGGAGTTGTTGTCCTCGATTTGAATCTGTCCGCTAGCTTTTATGGTAGGCGCAATCAACTCGCCGTTTACGTTTACAACGTCGAATGTGACAGTGCTTGTCGTGTTGAGGTCTTGGTTTGCATCGACGGCGGCAGCGGTGCCTGCGTCAGTAATGGCGGAAAGGGTGTGGGTGTGGGAGGCTTGCGCTGCGCCAATGTCTGTCGGGGTGGCTGTGGCTCCGACTGTGACCCGTCCTTTGGTGTCTACCGTTACTTTCGTATAGGTGCCCGCGCTCGCGCCTGAAGTCGTTAGGGTAGGATTAGGATAGGTTCCCGTAAGATCTCCTCCTGCGGGGCCGCTTGGGGCTGTAGAGATCGTTCCCCATTCAGGGGCGGTGGCTCCGCTATTTACTTTTAGTATCTGTCCTGCGCTTCCGATTGCGAGTCTGGTATTAATTCCAGCCCCCCGATAGAGCATGTCTCCTTCAGTAGTCAGAGCGGACTCTCCTCCCCCTCCTCCAGATGTGCCAAAACGCGGAACCACCTGCCATCCCCTAGTAGATCCTGTGTAGATTAAAGTAAAGTAGGCTCCCTCGACGTTACAGATTAGATTCTCTTCTAGGCTTTCGATCCGAGATCCGTTGCGGGCAATCGTGAGAGGATTAGTGTCGAAGGTTTCGGAGAAGTCAAAGATGTCCACCGCATCACCATTGCTAGGATTAAGTGGGAGGGTAAGAGTAAATGCCCCTCCAGAGGTGTCTGCTGCGATTAGATCTGCTGCCTCTAGGGTGCGGGCTGACGAGACTACTGTATAGTTGATATCGGGCTGTGGGCCAGTAGGGCCAGCGGGGCCGCGTTCGATCAACTCAATGACCTCAACCTCCCTCTCTACTACTTCAATGACTTCCATTAGCTTCGGGCAATCTCCTCGTAGACCTTGGCCTTACCAGTAGCAAATGCGATATAAGTGTAGCCAAGACTTAGTTCAATTTCGTAAACATTGTCTCCCGCCGTCAGATTTGACGCCTGAGTGGCCGTCATTACTATTTCGATAGTTCCGTCCGCTCCAAGCGTAATTCCGCTTCCTGCGGTCAATGTAAGCAAACTGGCGCTATCCTTGGCGCATTCCCGAATGACCATGTTGGCCCCGTAGCCCGAAAGATTAACTGGGACATTGGACTTACCTTTACAAGACTTGGTCAGATAACGAAACTTCGCCGTCCATGTCTTTCCTTGGACGATTTCAATATCTCTCTCAAGTCTCCAGTAGTTGGTCATTTATAAACTGGTAGCCAGAATTGATTGGTTCCAACACGAATCTCAATGAAGTCATTGATCTGGTTGTTGGTTGCGGGGT